GAAGTTCAATTAATTCTGATTCTAATCGTTGTAATTTAGCAACACCTTCTTGATAAAATTTATCTTCTTCAATTGGAAAAATACTGCTCCAATTATTTTCAAAGTCAGTAAGTCTGTTTTTGAATTTAGTAATAGTTCGTTTTTTACCAATAATTTTGTTTCTCTGGTGGTCTATGATTTCTTCTTTTTTAAGCTCTCGAGTAAACTGCTCATGTCGTATCAAAGATTTTGGATGCTTAATTCGAAGTAAAGCATATCTGTATTCAAAATACCATTTGTATTTAACAAAAAGATTAAATTTTAAATCACACCATACTATTGATTCAATCACGTTGCCATTTGGATAAGGGCTATCATAAACATTAATATAATAACCCCATCTTTTTTCATAAACAGTTTCCATTACAGTCCGGGATCAGCATCAGAATAACAAATGTCTCCGTGGCCAGTTGGACCGTTGTAATCGTCTGGATAAATTATTCCATAAATACCTTCGTCGTCTTCATCTTCATCATCATTTTCCTCATCATTGTTAAATGAAAGTCTACCGAACATTTGTTCCTGTTCTTCTAATGACATTCCGGAAATCAGAAATTCTCTTTCAGTCAAAGAAAGATTTTTTCTGATTTCATTTCGAAATGCAGCATCATTGCTGTTATCCATTTGGTCCAATTGTTCTTTGGTAATATCAATTTCCATTTGATTTAATTTACCGGTTAAAATGTTTTTTCTAGTTACTAACATAGTGTATTAATTTAAGATTCTGTGAATTTGTAATTCGTTTAATTTTTTTAGAAAATCAGGTTTTTTAGTATGCCATCGTTTACCATAAAGGTCAATAGCATATTGTTTAATATTTATTTTTTGATGAATATTAAGTTCGTAGTATTTTTTAAATGCCATGGTTTTTTTAATTAATAATTACTGGCACCGCAATCTAAACATTCGTCTAATCCATCGGAGCTTTTAATGTTTTCGTGTTTGCAAACAGGAATTTTAAATTCTGAAAAAGTTTTAAATTCTGATTTTGTTACACCATATGAATCTAAATAATTTTCATCAATATTCTCTTGCAATAGCTTACAACTATATAATGATGTAATTAACTTTGGACAATTGTCGCAAGGTTCTACGCTGTTTTTTTTGTATGTGCAGCTCATTTTTTAAAATTGTTTTTGGGTTTGTCAAAGAATTTGTTTCTAGAAAAATCGTTAATTTTTATTTGAAATTTTTTTGAAGTAGTATTTTTAATAATTACTGGTTGAATTTCCAAAGGTGGATTAACAACTTTTTCAGGTTCAATATTACTTAAAATCAAAACTATTTCTTCTGCCATCATTTTTTTGATTGCTTCATCAAAAAGATTTTGTTGTTCTGCACAAGCTAGAATTAATATTTTTTTCATATTAATTGAAATTAACGTTCACTTGTTTGTATTTCTCAGTTAAGTTTTTGTTGCATTTTTTACAAAGAATATGAGTAACTCCTCCTTCCATATTGAAAGCAGAAATTTCATTGTCTTCTTCGGTTAAAATAGCATCCCAAACGTTTGCTTCAATAATTATAAATTCGGTTGATCCGCATTTACAAGGTTTGATTTTTTTAGCCATGATTAAATTTTTAAAGGTTAAAGTATTCCTTCGTCGGCAAATGACAAGTATGAATTGTCAGAAATAATAACGTGATCAACAAGTTTAATTTCTAAAACTTTGCAAGCTTCTTTTATTTTTTTTGTAATGTCTTTGTCTGCTTCACTTGCAACCATAGTTCCAGTTGGATGATTGTGTGCTAAAGCAATACATGAACAACCGTATTGTAATATTGCTGCAAACATTTTGTGCAAACAAACTACAGTTCCATACATTCCGCCTTTAGAAACATGAAAAACACCTTTAGTGTGTAAATTTCTTGAAAGCATAATAACATAAAAATCTTCATCCAAATGCAATGTGTCGGGATCAAAAATGGTTAAACAAAATTCCCAAATTTGTTTGGAGCTATTTATTTTTACTCCTTCTATTTCAGCTTTTTTAGCAGTCAATTTTAAAATTTGAACACCTCTCTTATCGATTAATTTCATAGGTTAAATATTTTTTGGATTGTATGAATGTAAAACTTTGTCTCCCCAATAAGCCAATGTTCCGTTTTTATGAACATGAGGTTTGTGAACTTCAACTTTACCTTTTATCTCACTATAATTTGTAAGTGAAATTTCATTGTAATATTTTTGTTCGCGAACTTCATTTTCAAATTCAAAATAAGCACTTTTCAAACCTTCTTTGCCAACAAAAACTTTTGTTATGTTTCTAAGGCTTTCCCATTTTTTTGATCTTTTGTTAAATGCATTGACAAAAGAAATTAGTTGATAAATTACCATGATTAATCCATTTGATAATAAATTCCAACAGTCTGGTCACATTCTTGTAAAACCTTTTTACCGATTTCACACATCTTAGTTCTCATGTCGGCTTGGCCTTGTGCCCCAACATCTATGAAACGATATCCTTTCCAGAAACCGGAAATAGGTTCTGAAATTCTAGCTCCAGTTCTAAGATTGACAATATCAATATCAGACTGTTTCCATCGATGAAGTTTGATAACAACACTATCGAGGTTACAAGTTCCGCCATCAAAATCCGGTTGATTGTTTTTAACAATCGTCTGTGTTCTTTTGATGTCGTCAATTAATTTTTGAACTTTTTCACTAACTACGTTCATTTTGCTTTCCATAATTATATCAGTTAAATGTTTATTTTCTTGAAGTTCTTTTGTGTATTCTGTGATTATATTTGAAACAATATAAAAAGATAAACCAATTCTTTTTGCCACGGTTTTTATAGTATTATCAATTTTTCCATTGACGTACCATGAAGGATCGTATGGTCCAAAAACCATTCTAATAATAAGAAGTCTATTCTTGAATATTGTTTCTCTGTTTCTCTTTTGAATACCTGGTCGCGAAATCTTTGTACAAATCATAATCAAATAATTCATGGTCGTTAATTAATCCTGCGTAAATATCAGTTTCTATTGCTTCTGCAATTTGCTTTGAAGCAATTATAAGATCAACTAATTCTTCTTTGGCACCATCAAATATTTCAATACCGTTGTCGATAATTGTTATTCGAGTTTTTTTAGTTTTAATTTCCATCTTTTTTGGGCTGTAAAATACAGACAAGCCTAGTCTTTTTAAGTTTTCTAGTGTATATTTTTTCATTACTACAAAGCTCATTTATAACAATAAAGCTTTTTGTTTCTCTAACAATTTCAACAACTTTTGATTTGGAGCCAAAGTTCCAAAGCAAATAATCATCTTTCTTGATATTGATTGCAGGAGTTCCTACAACAATACCAACACCTTGAAGTCTCATTCCGTTTGGATGAGATTCATTTGTAATTTGATGGTACATAGCTTAAAATTTATCTCTGTTTTCAACAAATTGTTCTTTGATTTCTTTAGCTACACCGATCCATGCCGGTACGCTAATAAAACTAATTTTACCTTCGGAACGTTTTTTCTCGTCGTCTTCAAGTAAATCTTGTTCTTGCTCTATAACAAGGTCGGCTAAATGTTCGATTGCTTGCATAACAAAAGCTTGTGATAATGCACCGTATTTACTGAACGTCATTATGTTCGTCACTAATTCTTGATTTGTCATTTTTTTTTATTGTTTTAGTTTCTAAAATTTCGTAGTGGTTGTTTCCGTCAATATAGTAAACCATTAAAAATAAATAATCTCCCATATCGTGAGTAACAGTAATCTGTAAAGAACTGTCCTCAGTTCCTCCTTGCTTAAGTAATTGTTCTTTGGTAAACTTTCTAGACATTATGAAATATTCTATTAAGTTTAGTATTATTTTCTAAGCAAGATTTTCTCCAATCTATTGCATAATCAGAAGTAGCCTTTGGAGCAAACTTAAAAATTTCAGAAGGACATTTTGTCGGTCTTGGACCTTCGTCTTCTGAAATAGTTTTCCAATAAATTTCGTTGTCTTTTAATTGGATTAAAACAACAAAAATAAATGTTGTTCCTCTGGAATTTTTTGCAAGGCAATAAAGCACCCATTCATCGTATTCTTTTGAAAAATGAACCATGGCAAATGAATAACCATGATATACAAATTCTTCTGTTATAAATTCTTCGGCATCTTTTTCATCAAAAATGCTCTCACTTTTGTTGGAGTTCCAACGTCTGTAACTTTTGCTTGTCCAGCCCATAACTATAATTTAAAAGATAATAATATAAAACCGCTTAGTTGAATATCAGCATTAGCTCCTGACCAAAGAAAGTCATTTCGGTACATAGCATCTGCTCTTAATCCAACGGTTGTTCCGTTTTCAAATGAATAAGATAAACCTCCTTCGATGGCCGGATTGATATACAATTCTTTACCTCGATTTACAAAAGCATATTTCATACCTACGTAATATCTCCAGTCATCAAAATGACCGTATTTAAAGTTGAGGCCACCTCCCAAAGTAAGGGAGTTGTATCCGCCTTCAAGTCCCGGAAAGAATTCCAATCCTGCTTTAATATAAAGCCAGTTTTCTACTTTTTCGTATTCTCCGCCAATGTATAAACCTTGCTCTTGGTACATGGCGTATGGATCTGTCAAAATATTAATCTGTGAATATTTTAATTCTCCTGATTTGAATTGAGCATTAATGCTAAAAGCTGCTGTTAACATTAATAATGTGATGAATTTTTTCATGATTTTAAATTGTTTTTAAAGTTATTTTTTGATTTTAAATTTTGTGAACCAACAACCAATTGTGTGATTTTCATTGTCTTCATTAATAAGTTGAGCTTTCTCTAAAGTGTTGCAGTCATTCATAACTGTGTATTCTCGACCTTTGAGAAAACTTATTGATTTGTCTTCAAAAATCAAATCTTGTTTGGGGATCACTATTGTTCCTTTTGTTATCATTTTTGTTAGATTTTAGATTACTTTTTTCATTTCGTTTACTTTCCACATTAATAGATTTAATGAGTGATGGGTTTACACTGGACTGTTTTTCAGTAGCCACGTACTCCACAAGCACGCTATTGTCGAAACGCTGTAATATCTTAACAGCTTTTTTTCCTATGAGAAATAATTTATATGACATATAGAGCTAAAAAAACCACCCTAAAGGTGGTTTGATTGATTCTTAAATCTATTATACCGGAAGGTCTGCAACAACACCATTTTCAATGAAAATGTATGTAGAAGTTGTGCTGCAGAAATACTCACCATCAGCAATAGGAATTTGTCTGGTAACAGAAGTCCATACAACGTCTCCGTTTGTTAAATTATCGGCACCATCAACAATTGAATATCCAGTAAAAGCTTGTGCTACTGTTCCTTCATCTGTTGTTATATTATCAGCATTAGGCTGTAATGGTCCAATTTTAAATAGTGGATCTAAACCTTTGCTGTTTGCCAACAAAACATCGTTTGCATATTTTCCCCATGTCGCAGGATCAGCTTTTCTTTGTTTCATTATAAGCAAAGTTCCAATAAATAGGAAAGTGTTTGCAACTCTATTACCTGCAGTTACAGCCGAAGGATCTAGAATGTAGGTGATTTGTCTATCGAAGCCGGTTGCTGTATAACCGTAGGCCGTTGGATTACTTCTGTAATCTTCCGGAAGGTATTTCATGTCTTCGCGAACTCCGATTGAAATAACTTTGGTTGAACCACCGTTTAATGTTACCTGAGTAACTACTCCGCTTCTGTTTCCTAATAGTACAAAATCTCCAACGGCGACATCAATTTTGTCTTGGAAATTTGTATCAATAACGTACTGGTCGTAACCTCTGCCGGCAAATACCTGAGCATCGCCAATTAAGCCAGTTGTTACCCATCTTGCACCTAGCTTTGAAAGCTCTGTGTATAGTGGGCTGTTTGAATCTGTAATCAAAGGATTTGGTCCTTTAGGTGTCATTGCTCCCATTGTAAAATATTTTTTAGTTAAACATTATTTTTACAAATGTAACAATTTTAATATTCTGCTATCCAACTTTTTACTCTTTTGATTGAATCTTGAATTTCAGTCAAATTAGTTCGCAAATGTTTTTTCTTTTGAAATTCAAGTTGCTCCGCAAATTTTAGTTTTTCAAGTCGACTCAACAGCAATTGTTTTTCAAATTTAACTGTTGCCAATCTATCTTTTAATTTGACAATAAGTTCATCAGGAAAATCAGAACGTTTTGGTTTTAAATCTTCAAATTGTTGTGTCATTAAATTAGCCAAAACTTCTTTTTCAACATGTTTTTCTAAACTATGGTTTTCTTCAAATTCATCATAATAATCTTCAATAGCATCAGCAGCTAATGAACATGAATCGTAATGAATTGCACGATGAAATCCAAGACAGTTATAATATAGTTGTTGAGCAGCCATATTAATTATGCTTCCAATAGCTGTACTGTCAATTTGCTGTTCTAAGATATCCAACAAATTCTCGCTTTGAGCAAATGTATTTGCCCAGGCTAAAGCTTGTTCGCGTTCTTCTTCATTGATATAAAGAAATTGAGTGATCATTCGATCACTATAATTTCCATTAATTAATTTGTAAACAGCAAACATTCCACTATATTCAACTACTTTGAATTCTGTTTTGTTTCTAGTTTTCATTTTTTTCTGGTATTAAAAGTTCTTGTTTCATGATTAATATTCGATGTTTCAATGGAACTATAAATTCTTTGTAAGTTCCTTGAATTGGTAATATAGGACCCCAATAACTGCTTTTTATTTCATCACTTATTTGTTGATAGTTCCTTACAACCCAATCTTTTTTATAAATTTTCACACCTAATCGCATAAAAGCACAATAACATATACCATTTCCAATATCATTATCTACAATGTAATGTTTAAATTCACCTCTGTTTGGATTTAGTTTAGTTAAATCTTCTATAGCTTTTTCGTAGTGTTCGATAAGCCTAATTAAAATTTCTTCTTTTTTCATGATTATAAGTAAATTGTGTTATCGTTTGGATAGTCGTAATTTTCTTCAAGATATTCTTCTATTTCATCGATGTCACCATCGAATCCATCTAGCATTTCAAAAGGTCTAAGAGTTCGGATATAACAAGTATCTTTTCTTTTTTCCTTACCGGATTTAAACATATTGAAAACATAATTGTAGGCTTTATCATCATCGCCAAAATCATGTTCTAAACAAACATTGTATTTTTTGTAGATGTAATCATAAACCTCTTGTGTACGATCGTAGTATGATGCTTCCAACTTTTTTTGTTGCAGATGAAAACGATACCTCTCAATAGTTTCTTTCTTGGTTAAATTGTGAAGGATTTGAAAATCTCTAAATATTCCAGAAACAAACAGAATATGTTTATTCACATAAGCAAATACTTGCTCTTTGATAAAATCTTCTGATATCACTCTGTTTGAATGAGGTCTAAACTTATAACGTTGATTATCGTAACTGAAAGTTATCTCCGGTTCAAAGCATGATGATAACGAAGTGTGAATATAAATTTCATTTCCGCATCTGTTTTGAGAGTCTACTGGATTACCGTAGATATCAAAATGAGCGTAATATGAAAAGTTAGATCTACCAAACATAGTAACAAAATATTTGTTTATCCAAAACCATAAAACATTTCGATACGATGTTTCTCTGGGTTTATCATCATACTTGTAACCACGTTGATGATACAAAATTTTATCACTCGTAGCTTCCATCAATCTAATGTACTGGTTATTCAAATAGACTTGATACCAATTGTTGAAAGTAAATTTCATTTCTAAAAGTTTAAAATTATTGATTTTTGTTGTAGAGAATTTTGGCCATCGTTCCATGTTTTTGGATCTTTCTTAGCAGCCAATTCGTAAACTTCTAAAGAAGTGAATTTGAAATATGGTCTGAAACCAATAACACGGTCATTGTAATAAATGACGAATAAGACGTATTTCATTTGACGTGTAATTAAAACGACACCCTGAATGAACTGAGTGTCGTTTGATTAATAAAAGTTTCTTAAATCGCCTTAAAATCGTTCTTTGGTTTTGAACTCAATAAAACGAATGAAGTGAATATTACTATTTACTTCTACACGATTAAATTTATCTTGAAATTCTTCAAGAGTAAAGCACGTCTTTTCTCGTACAGCTTGTTCAAAGAACTCGATGTCCGGAATATCATCAGCATATTGAGTGAAATTGTCAGCATTAGAGTTGATAACACAACAATAAATCGAAGGGAAAATTGATTTTGCCATGATTAAAAGTTTTTTACAATGGTCCAGTCAGTAACAAAATGATTGACAGCAGAGCTAACAATGCAATCATTTTTTCGTAGAATTTCTGCCACGTATGGCATAATAGCATATTCAGTTTCACACCAACCATGTGCCGGAGCACATGAAGATGTTTCAAATCGAATAGTGTGACTACCTGAATCAAGTAGTCTTTGCATTAATCGATTGTACAATTCTTGTGAAGGAGTAAGTTTTTCTCCTTGCTCGGGGATAATTAATTTACTCATTGTGAAATGATTTAAGTGATGCTGCATTTCCCGGTAGTTTTAATCCAACCTCCCGTTTAAATTCTCGAAGATTTAAAATCAAAGTGTTTAATTTTAAAATCATTTCATGAACTTCTTCGGGATTGTTGAGGTCGTTCCATAGCTTGATGCTTTGGTTACAGTCGGAGATCCTAACAGATGCCTCGCCATTCTTTTTGATTTTAGTATGGATAACGGCCATGGATCTAATGCTCTCTGGAGCTAAGAATTCTTTTTTGGTAAACTCAACGTGTTGTAACGTTTTTACAGTTTTCTTTTTTTTAGTTTTCATTGGATTAAATTTTATTAAATGAGAATGATGTTCAAGAAAATCTTTTTTTGAAGAACGATAAAATTTGCTAATGTGTGTCATATTGTTCATAATGTCTTGAATAGAAAACATTATGCAGTTGTAATTAATCATTGTTGATATACCATGACATTTCAACGCGTAAGGAACTTCATTGAAAAGTATTTCAACAATCTGTTCTTCATTAAAAACACATACAAATGAAATTTTTCTGTTTGGATTATCCGATGTGGGTTGATGATATATCTCAGCTTGTGGATATTCAAAATGAATATCATTCATAAGCTTTATAAAATCATCCTCAACTTCTTGCCTACGTTCATAGTAAGCCTCTAAATATGTTTTTTCCATAAATGATATATTAAAGCGGCACCGCATAGCAGCACCGCTTGATTAAATGATTAAGCCTCTTGATATACCTCAACCTCTTTGACTGTCTCAACAATCAATCGAGTGTAGTATTTCGGTGGAAAGTATTCCTTCTGAACTTTACCGTTGTACTCAAATGTACGAGTGAAGTACTTGTCAGTAGTAACTCCGGTAGTTGGATCCATAGAAGATACTTTCTTCTTTGTACCAGTGTTAACCAAAGTCAACGAGTTGTTGTCTTTGTAACGTATAAGCTTGAATGGAAACTCAGAATAATTCTCAGAGAAATTGTCTGCAGTAAATACCATATGGCTTAAAATGTTAGGAACAAACTCAATACCTCGTTTGGATAGATACTTCTGAAATGGCGTATACATCTTCCCAGTAGGAACCCTAACAATCTTAGGTCCTTCCGGAGTTGTCTGCTCTACCTGAACAGTCTCCGGAACTAGCTTAGTGAAGTAATCGCGTAGCTCTCCTCCAAATCTACCGGAGATAGGCTCATAATCAAACTTACGTTTACCCTTGGCCTTAAAGCCTAAAACCATAGTAAACTTGTTAGTCTTAATGTCTAAGTGGATAGCCTTAAACTCCACTGTACCCTCTGGTCTCACAAATGTTTTAACAGTTGTTGTCATGATAATAGTTGTTCAGAATTGACACCCCTGTCCCCGGTTTAGTTAAGATAAATAGATTAATAACACAAATTGACATCATCGATGAAATCTAAGATACCAACGATAGAAACTATACTCGATAGCTCTTGTTTAACAATAGATAATCGAAAACGAAATGTATCTTCTAACCTATCAACCTCATGGTCGATACTGAAAGGAACATGCCGTCTGTAAACACGATCAACCAAATGGTATGGTAAATCGTAACATGTAGATAATAATAATACAAATGAGTTTTTACTCAACTCACGAACCGGTAACTTATGCACTCTCTTACGCATAGTCTTAGCTGTTGTAGCCATAATAATAAATAGTTTAAATGATAATTAATTAAATAGTCGTATGATACTCAACATTATAAACCGTAAGCATCCTAGTAAGATAATAATCAAACCAAAAGCTCCCTTCATAAAGAGAGCTATGGTCAAGAACAACATAATCCCAGATAAATGGAATAGCCTAACTAGAAACATCAGTGACAGATATTTCCTCAGAACTAGAACCAAATCGCTGCATAACTAAAGCAGATGCCTTAGAAGTACGTAACCTAATCTCAGATAATCCCGAGCCTAGATACCTAGCAGACTTAACAGCTGCATCCCTAGCCTCCTTCTGGATCAAACGAGTCTGTGCCTTGCGTAAGTTGATAGCATCCTTAGAACTAATAGAAGGATCAACCTTGTTAACCAAGTATCCCTCCAATGAACTCGAAGTGTCACTCATTACCTTACCAGCCAAATGAAAGCCGCCTAAAGTAAAACCTAAGCCTAAAACAATAAATCGTTTCATAATAATAATTGTTCAGTTATAACCCCTGTCCCCAGAATAGTTAATATTAAAACACTAAATCCAGATATATATCCCCAAGCATTATCCTAGAATAAACTTAAAGATATAATCCCTTTTTTTTTTTTTTTTTTTTCGTTTCCCTATTAAGTATATAACCATAGTATAAACCAAAAGTAATCTTAACAGTTACTATAATTAATACCAAAGGAATCTAACAAGAAAACGGCAAAGAGTAAGAGATAGAGATATCTCCTATCTCTCTTATAATCTTAATAAGATCCAATAAGATACTATTAATATAGCTTTTGGATCTTTTCCACGCGTGAGAAACCTCGGGAAGCCTTGATTTTACTGGGGTTCGCGAGGTTTTTGTTTGAAAACTTTCAGGTATCAGATTGATACCCGAAAAATATGTGAATAATAGTTTCAGGTATCAAATTGATACCCGAAACTTTTTTATTTCAGGTATCAAATTGATACCCGAAAGATGGATTGAAAGGAATTTTTATTACATTTGTAGAACGAAAAAAGCCGCCTAGTTTTGGGAAACTCTGAGGCGACTTTTATAACTAACGCATTTATACTATGCAAATATACAAAATCCTTCGAGAATACAAATATTCTTCAAATGTTAATCATTTCATAGCAATCAATTGGAGATTTCGTCACAACTATTTTAATATTTGGAATTTAAATAATAGTGACCGGACCAATGGAGATTTGCTGTTGGTTCTGATGAACATAGCCAACAAATTACCGCGAACACACTTTAACGAAACAAAGCTTGATTGGATTGATAAGTCAATGACAATCAATTTGAGTTATAGTGGTTGTGGTTTGTTGATGAGAAAGAATAATTACTATGAAGCTATCAACGCTATGGTTGGATCGCTCATTTTATTCCGTTTACCTGAGCGAGGTAAATATTTGGTGAATCCCTACATATTGAATGTATTGAGTCAGGCCCAAGCGGAGCATATCATTAGTAATGTAGCTCACGATACTCCTCCAGTATTCTGAATTGTCTGTTACGGAGTTCTACGAATTCCATGACAAGTTCTTTGGAGTGAGGTTTTGGAGTGTTAACGAGGATGATTATTCGATCTTCGATCTCCATGTATTCCTCTGTTAGTTGGTGGATGATATCGATAGGATCAATCTCTCCAACGATGTGACGTTGTTCATCCTCTTGTATTTCATGAACTTTCTCTATAATGTAGAGCGTAGTGAAATGATAGATACATTGGAGTATTCCAAACATGAGGCCAACAATTGGGTTGACCATGTAGAATAGAGTGAGCAACAGCATATTTAATGCAAACCGTAGATACGGGAATTTGAAAGGCTTATCAGATAGTATATGTATACGATAAGATTTGAGCACAATTACAAATGATATTGTAAAGGCAGCCAAGAGTGTGAATGGAATCATGATTACTGTTTTTTAGATTTAATACGATTGATATAAGGACGATAAAACATAGTGAAGCCAAGTCCGGCAACAGTGAGCGAAGCTGCAACAGTTACACCGAGCTTGACAGTAGCAATGACAGTCAATACAAAGATTGCAATGTCAAAGAATGAGTTCAGACGATAGACGATCCATCGAAGCCATGAGATAGATTCGATAAGGAAGATCAATCCGGCTAATGTCATTAGACCGAAGAAGATATAGGTGGCCATCATGCCACCAAAGGCGATGCCGATAAACATCGCCGCAATAAATAAGAATGGTTTCATAGGATATAAGATTAAGATTAAAGATTAGTCGCAAGAGTTACCACGACACCATGATGTCGTGGTTGATTTAGTTTCGAAGCCATAAACACCATAGCCGTGAGGATGATATCCAAGTTGTAACTGGATGATGCAAGCCTCCTCGTGAGTTATGACTTTATCAACAACGTACTTTGTCATAGTACGTTTGTGGGTCGAAGACGTAACCGTAACGGTTCCGTATTTAGCGGAGTTGAAGACTTTGGTGCTCATGATTACTAAACGTTAGAGTTAAGTTCAACGATCACAAGTTCAGCCTGAATCTGTTCCTTAGATTTGAACAGACTGTCTAGACGATCAATACGTGCAAGGGTAATAGCACGACGATTAGCAGCAATGTCCTCGGCCGACTGGCCAAGGTGGATTTGTTTAAGCTTCATTTCAGCAATGAAAGCTTTTTCTGCTGTGTAAGAAGCAGCAAAGTGGACACCACCTAGTACACTAGAGATGCCATTAACAAGAGAACGTTTCATAACGATAACGGTTTGGGGTTAATGGAGAGCCGTATCCAATAGAAACCATTTGGGTCCCTCTTTTTATTCCGTTTACTTAGGGGGGGACTGGGGGAAAACGAAGTGAGAGGGAGGGGATATTTATTGGATATGCCTCTTTCTCCGACAAAAAAATTTTTTTTTTGCACATGAAGAAACTTCCACTATATTTGCGGAGTAATCAAGGCGGACTGTAACCGAGACTTCTGCTTGAACTGTTGGTGAACTTGTAATGCGGTACGTTAAAAACTTTCTCAGGTTTGCATCACGAAGCCACAATGCCGATGGGATTATATTTGCAAAGAAAAAAGGGAAACGGATTCAGGGATGGATCTGTTTTTTTTTTTATATTTGGGGTTATTAATTAAAAATTTATTTATCATGAAAAAATTGATTTTGTTTGGTGTTTTAGGTTTTATGTTATTTTCTTGCAGTGACGACGTTGGTGTTGTTGAGGAGAAAAAGGGTTTGGTTGAATTTTCGGAGCGAGATTCTGATAATTATGCTTTGGTAGAGGATACTCAGACTGGGGATTCGTTATTTGTATTTTTTGATTCGGATGAGAACAATCCTGTTGATTTATCTAAACCAAAAACATATTTAGATGCTTCGCGTGTTCGTCCTGTTGTTGTTGCTTATTGGCAGTGTGGACCGGGAGTTTACACTAATGGGAGTTCTACATATACGATAAATATAGTTGGTTGCGAGACATCGGGTTCATATATGCTTTTGGATCATTTTAGTCAATCTGTTTATTGCGTTACTACTTCGTGGGGTGGCAGTTGCGGCGGATGGTAAAGGTTATTTTTTTTTATGTTTAAGCCGTTAGTAATCTAGCGGCTTTTTTTTTGCTAGATGAAATTATTTCATGTATCTTTGAATTATGAATTTAAAATTTTAGTTATGGGTATTTGTAAATTATGTCAGATGCATGAGGCTGTATTGTGGAAGAATTTTTGCGAGAGTTGTTTAGCATTGACTAAACATTGGCGGGATACGGATGCTTTATTTAAAGTTAATAATCAATTAAAAACAGAGAATATGGAAAGTAAATTTAAAAACAACGAGTTAAACGCAGGAATTATGGATTCCACAAAAGAGAATCCGAGACATTTTTGTCTTGTTGAGCAAAGGTTATCTAGATTGACTGCTCAATTGAGTTATAGTGCCTCATTGACACAAGCTAAATTAAATCAGATTTATGCTTTAAATCTTAAGAATGAGGAATCTGTTCCGATGAAAGAGCCGGAATGTTTTGTAGAGCACATGAACAACCTTTTAGACCTTTTGGAAAAAAATGTTGAGTTGGTGGATCATAACCGGGCCCATTTAGATTTAGTTATTTAGATTAGTTATGAGTAAGGAGCTATTAAATTTTGATTTACCGAAGCGTGACTTGAATTCTTTTATCTCAAGCGATAGCGGATTAATAGAGGAGTTGGTAGAAAAGGTGTGGATAACTGATGCTATTGGCGTTGAGAGAAAATTGTGCAAGAGGGATATTGAGAATATCGTTTGGTACACAAAGATGTTGGAGAGCCATGTACCTGTTTTAGATCGGGTACGTGGCGGCACGAGGTTACGTTGGGTAAAAAGGGAGGAATTCATAGGTACTAATCTGAAACCTGAAAAGACTGAGACAGAAATATTAAATTCTATTTTCAATAAGGCTCCAAAGGATTTGGTTGCTTCTTATTATTTGGGAGAGAGGTTTTCTGATGAAGAACCATTAAAGGAATGGGTTATGGCAAATTGCACTCCAAGCGAGTGTCATGTTTTTTTAAACAAAAATTCAAGGAACAAATGAGAAGAACGGGAGTAACTACTAGAAAGATTGACAGAGCAGTTCAGGACTATTTCACTAAGGGAATGGTTTTTTTGTATGAGGACAGAGCTGCTACGGACTACAAAAGGGCAGAGGAACTGTATTATAAGTTTTTAGCTCGTATGGCCTTTGAGCATAACGTGACTGAATTTGAATCACAATTGTTAGAAGTTGATAAGATCAAGTGTGTTGTGACTTTAAATGTTGGTCGGTTTTTATTAAATTTCAGAAAGATTAATGATTATGATTATGAGGCACCTGATTTTGATTTACGTGTGATAGATGGTGTTTTTGTTATTGTTCCTCATAAAGAAGAATTTTTGCATTGGTTATATGAGAATAATTTCCGCACACACGCGAACACGATAATTGATATTTATTTTATATATGGAAAATACTGCAGAGAATACATTAAAACAAAAGCTATGGAATTCTGTTATCCCGAAGTTACGGGATACCCTAAAGGATAAGATTACCATTTTTGGTACTGGAGGAGAGGTTCCTCCGGAATCAAATTGGTTTAATGATGTTTGGAAGGAAAGCGAAAGGCCTTATGTTGAACAAAAAAAAGATGATTTAAAAACATGAAACAAACAGATGCTATTTACCCTATGGTAGAGACTTTGATTAAAAAAACATCACTTATTTTTAAAACAAATTTAAGAAAAGAATATAATGGTGTTTGGTACTTAATTTTTTTTTATAAGTGCTATGAGTTAAGTAACCATAAGTCTTTTGATAAAGAAGAAATTGCAAAACTTACAAATGATTTTCATAAGCTCGTTTATATTGATAATTTTTTACTTATTATAGATTTAAATCATAATCATCACGATGGCACTCCTATGTGCTTAAAAGACAAAGACCAAACTCCGGAAGTTGAAAGATTAAAAAAAATATTATTTTTTTTGTAGATGAAATTATTTCCATTACTTTTGTCAATAACAAATCGCAAGGTAGAGCAGTTGGCTAGCTCGGTGGACTCATAATCCACAGGTCCCGGGTTCGAATCCCGGCCTTGCTACAAAATATTTTAAGTTGAGTGTATTATTTTTTTAATTATTAAAAAGGGGTTTTGCCCCTTTTTTTGTAAAACAAATTTTTTAGTATGGATATTAATTTTTCAGATTTCAGTGCCGAAAACGGCTGTTTAATTGTTTACTCTCCTACCGGTACTTTTAAAAGTGCAAGAGGTATTGTTTCCAGTTCATTGCAAAAAAACGAGAATTTAGTTTTTGGAACTGTTGTTCTTGCTCCTGAAAACCACAAATATAAAAAAGGAGATACTGTTGGTTTTTTGCGTAGTGACTGCTACAAAATTGACAACGATAATCTTTCTGTAGAAACCTTTAAAATCAGATTACATAAAAAACAATAACATGAGTGAAATTAAAAAACAAACGACTTACAGTGCTAAGGAAGCCACCAAAGGTATTTTGGAAGGTATTTTAGAAGCAACAGAAATCATTGGTTCCACGTTAGGGCCAAAAGGAAAAAACATTATTATTCGAAACGGACCGAATGTAAAAATCATCAATGATGGTGTTTCTATTGCAAAGGAAATTGTTTTGGACAATGATTTAAAAAACATGGGTGCCAAGATGATCAAGGAAGTTGCTTTGAAAACAAACATGCTTTCCGGTGATGGAACTACAACGGCAAGTGTTTTGGCGGCGGCATTATTAAAAGAAGGTTTTGATCAAATTGAAAAGCACCCAGGCTTAAATGTGGTAATGCTAAAAGACAACCTCATTAAGTACACAAGAGAAATTATCAAAAGCTTAGAACTGGAACGTATTTTTATTAGTACTGATGAAAATCAAAAAATAAAGCAGATACAAGACATTGCTTCTGTTTCGTGTAACGGTAACGTTGAATTGTCAAAATTAATTTCAGATGCTTTTCAAGCTATTGATTATGATGGATATGTTACTGCAGCTGTTGGAGAAAACCATTATGATGATATGAAAGTTCACAAAGGTTTCAAATACGACAGCGGTTATATCAATTTTACTTTGACTAACCACAAACAGAAAAAAGCTGCCATTATGAAAGATGCTTTGGTTTTTATAACCAACGAGGAGATTTCTCAACCGGACCGTATCGTTCAAATATTGCAACTAGCTTATGAATCGGAAGAAGAATCTGCAGTAGAGAATCCACAGCTTGTTATTTTTGCCAAAGACATTAACAGTCATGCTTTGGCTACGTTGATGGAAAATAGACTGCAAGGATTAAACATTACTGCTTTAAGACTGCCTGGTCCGGAATTTGAAAAACAATTGTATGCGGAAGATATTGCTACTTATGTAGATGCTACTGTTGTCAACTTTGAAGGAACTGATAATTTTGACAATATGCGATACAGTGTTTTTGGTGTTGTTGATGAATTAGAAGTATATGCAGAACACTTTATTTTGAAAAACGAAACGCAAGACAAAACTCGTTTAGATTTACGAATTAAAGAAATTGAAAAAGATATAACCTCAAAAATTGATGATAACTATTTTTCAAACTTGCATAAAATTCGTTTGTCAAAATTGAGAAATGGATATGCCATTGTTTATGCCGGCGGATACAACGATGTTGAAATTAACGAAAAACGACTAAGAATTGAAGATGCTATCAATGCGGTTTCTGGAGCAATCAAATCAGGGTTCCTACCGGGAGGAGGTTTGTCGTTGTTAAAACAATCCGATATTTTAAAACAAGATGGTAACAACCACGAGGAAGTTGTTGCTTTGTACATTTTGAAAGAAGCATTACAAGCTCCGTTTAAAAAAATAATGGAAAATGCAGGTATCAGTAAAGAAACAGTTGATGAATTTTTGCAAAGAACAAATGAAGATGGTTATACAAAAGGGTACGACATGAAAGTTAACCGTTACTGCAATTTAATTGAAGCAGGTATTGTTGATCCATTTGATGTGCCAAAAAACGCATTGTTAAACGCTGTTAGTATAGCAGCTATTGTTTTAACAACAGGAGGAGCTTTAAATATGGATAATTAATTTTGCTGAATCAAAATAATTTGTATATTTGAATCTCTCTCTTATTCATGTTGTTTTATACTTTTGTTTACCATTCCAAAAAAACTCACTTTAATCGGTGGGTTTTTTTTTGTTACATGAAATAATTTCATGTACATTTGTTTTCTAATTATAAATCATTACACTATGAGAAAATTTTTTTATCACTCAAAAGATTTAGATGGTATCTTTTCGGGTGTTGTTGCCGGATTAGCATTTCAGGATCCTGAACTAATCGGCTATGATTATGGCGAAAAGTTTGATATTCGTCAATGTAAAAATCAAATTGTAGGTATGGCAGACGTATCGTTACCGATGGAAGATATGTTTACTTTGGCCAAAAATGCAGAAAGATTATTTTGGTACGATCATCACAAGTCTGCTTTTGATGCTTTTGTTGAATATGCCAAAACAAACAAAATTGCTTTGGAGAAAACGGAGCTTACCGGACTTATTACCATGTATGAAGTAAAAGACCTTGGTTTTACTTATTACTATTCATCGGTTCTTTCCGGTGCGGAGATTGTTCAAATGGTAGAATACAATGATTATATCAATGATGGTATTAAAAAAATCATTCGTTTGATCGGCCAGTACGACACTTGGAGACAAGGAGAAAAAGCTTTAATAGCAGATTTTGACTGGGATAACGGAACGTTACCTTTCCAATATGGAATGAGAACGTACACAAAACCGGAAGATGTTGATATCTATCAAATCAGTATTGATGAAAAAATAGCTCTTGGTAAAGCTATTTTAGAGTATCAGGAAAAAATAAATCAATCCATTATGGCCAACAAGTTTGAGATAAATCACAACGGATTGAATATACTTTGTGCCAATTCAAACTTCTTTAATTCAAACACTTTTAACGGTCATTATGTTTCCGAGATCCACGATGCTATGTTGGCGTTTGTTTACAATGGTAATGGGACTTGGAAGTTTAGCTTGTACACTACTAAAGATGTAGATATTTTGTCAATCGCAAAATGCTTTGGCGGCGGCGGCCACCCACAAGCATGCGGTTTTATATTGCCGAACAAAGACATTAAAAAGATATTTCCAAATGGCTTTCAAGTTTAATAAAACAATGTATGATGTGCCTTATTCAAAATTGCTATCTGCAATCGGGCACGATGTGGATGAAAAGACAGGTACTCCTTTCATTCAGGTAATGTTTCCAAATAATGTACTGTATCAGTACTGGCCGGTTACTAGAGAAAAATTTACTGAAATATTTGGCACCAAAGAAAAAGGTTCATGGTTTGATGCCAATATCAGAAAAAATAAAGAATTGAAATACGAAAAAGTCGGAGAACACAAATTAAATTTATAATCATGAAAAATCAAAATTTTGGAGCAGCTATTGAAGCTGTAAAACAAGGCAAATTAATTGCTAGAGAAGGTTGGAACGGAAAAGGAATGTTTGTATTCCAAAGACCTGCAGATGCATTAGATGTTGATTTTATTCCAAACGTAAAATCATTACCTCAATCTGTAAAAGATTATTTAACTAAAGATGCTATTGCTGGAGCAAAAATTCCATTTACAGCATATTTATGTATGAAAGCAGCAGATGGAACTATTGTTAATGGTTGGCTTGCTTCTCAAACAGATATGCTAGCCGAAGATTGGTGCATATTAGATTAAAAAATTAAACCTCTCATAATGAGAGGTTTTTTTTTATATTTGTACTTTAAATCAAAAGCTATGAGATTTCCAGAAGCATTTAATTTAGTTTTAGAAGGAGCAGCTATACTTCGCGAGTGTTGGGATTCAGAAGAATGTATTCATGTAATTTCAGGAAACTTGGATATGACCAAACACACTAGAGAAAACGTGAATGGTGTAGCGACAAGTTTTTTTGACCTCGGGGATGCGTTTACTGTTACACGGATGCCGGAAGTTCGAAAAGTGTGCAAAGATGGAACTGTTCAGATATGGACTCCAACAAATCAAGATCTCCTTGCTTCTGACTGGATTCAAAAACAAGAAGAATATATGTAAGCTTTCTACGGAAAGCTTTTTTTATATGAAATAATTTCCGTTATCTTTGTTTAAAATTATAACAAATATGGACTTTAGTAAAATCTCAACCACCGATCTTCAAACATACGCCGAGAAATTAGGTGTTTACATTAATGATTTGAATACTTTAATGCAATTATTGTACAATGCAAGAAAAGCTTCAAAGCATTTTAAATCTGATGTGTACGAACCGGAAACAATTCAGAAAATTCAAGACTGTCAAGACATCTACAATGCTATTCAACTTGAAATTGAAAAAAGAGTTTTAACTGATTTGAATTTTAAATTGGAGTACGAAAAATTTACTGATTACACAGTAAAAGCAAAAAACACAATTGCCAATCAAGCAATCATTGGAGCAAAGCAAAACGCCCAAAAACCAATGAAAGTTATTAAATCAAAAACAGATGATACTTCACAATAGTTTAGAAATATCTGATCCTTCGGAAATAAACAATCTTAATGTCGCGACAAGAAACTATCTTTTTGAAAAATTAAAACTGGGTTTAATTTTATTTGTTGTTCCGGAGGACTTTCCGGAGCAGCAATCTAAAAAACATAAAAATAATTACAAAATAGGTTTTATCTACGAGTGTTTAAGTATTGTTTATCCTGATTTGAATAAAACTGAGAAGTACGAAATCATTTCAGAAAAATATCATTACTTTTTTACTTATAGAAGATTTAAAGATATTTACGATGAATTTTCAAAATCAAAGACTTCATATATTCAAAAGCGTAGTTTACTCTGATTATGTAAACAACCTAAAACTTATAGATAAACAGAACACAGAACTGGATCAACTTTTGTTTGAATCTTTTGTTCATAATGATGCTGTAAAAGGACTTGTTCAGATAAAATCAGAAATAGTTCCATTTGAAGGACTTATTTCTGAATTTTATTTTTACAACGAAGAAACCGGAGACTTAAATTTTTTGTTTATAAAAGTGACAAAAAATATTTTTGGTCCTATATGGATAAAAAAAATTGACTATTACACCTAGATTATGTATTTACTAGAACTTGACGAGAACACAAATTTAATCCTTGATGATCCGGCCACCGACAGTTGGAAAGGTATTAAGGACTTTACCGAATTGGTTAAGAAGCATAAAATTGAAGGACTTACAGTTGTAGCTTTTTCAGTAGACTATTTATCTCCTTTTAAACATTACATTGAAAAAGACCGTTTTTATCGGGCACAAGAAGAAGTATATGGAAAAAGGGAAAAGTTAAAAGCCGATGATCCGTTAATTGTAAATGCAATTAGAAAATATAAAATGTTACAGTTCCATCCGGATATTGAACACGAACATATATTAAAAGAAAATAAAATTCGTTTGCTAAAAAACTACTCTGCTGCAGTAGCCGAAGAAGATGATGTAAAGATTGAAAAAACAAATAGAGCCATACAGCAACACGAAACCTCATCAAAACAGTTCTATGACCGTTATGATAAAAAAGTAGCTATATCGTCAGCTGTGTCTTCAAAGGACTATGAATTAAGTAGAATAGAAAGAGATATTCTTTCTAGAAAAAACAGCAAGTTTGTTGAACATGATAAAAAAATTGAGAATCCAAATAAATTAAATTTAACTTAAAAACAATCACATGAAAAATTTAACTAAAACTGAATTGTTAGATAAGCTAGTAGAACTAGGTATTATCAGAGAAAGAAAAAATTTTGAAGAACTTACAAACGATGCTCTTATTGAGTTAATTGAAGTTCATGAAGTTCGCGAAGAATTTGAAAAACAACAATTTGAAGACAAGTATATTGATGCTTTAAAATCAATGACTTCTGATCAAGTAACTGCAGAACTAGCAGAAAAAACACATTTGGCCATTGTTGAAAGTCGAAGAACAAAACAGAAAATGAGTGAAATTATCGAAAAGGTAAAAAGTCATTCTGCAGAACTTCTGCGAACTTTAAAATAAAAAGTTTAATTTTGATAGGTATTTTATAAATACCTATTTTTTTTTATCGTATGAATCTAGTATTTCCAAAAGTAAAAGTACCAAACTTTCAGGTTGAGTCAAGGTCCAGTAAATGGAACCCAAAGCTTTATCAACCGATGATTTATAATGAAAAGATAAAAAATCTTTCAGAAACATTAAAACCCGGAAGTTTAGAGTATGATGATTTCTGGGATGAAATGGATTTCTACTGTATTAATGGTTTCCAACCAAAAGGAATGCCTCGGATTACCGGCCGACATTTTTACTACCTCAACTTTACAAAAATTGAACTTATGCCTCCGGGGGCAAAGCGTAAAGTACTTAGAACTCCTTTCTATCGTGATTTAGATCATTGGATATTTTTAGAAATTGAAGCAGCTATTGAACACGGTTATGGCCTTATCATTGCTAAACCCAGACGTATTGGATTATCTGAAATGGGTGCTGTTAATGCCAATTACGAACTTACATTTTACAATAGAAATAAAATTGGTATCTGTGCCGGTAAAGATGATAAAGCACAAGAGTTTGCCGAAAAATTAAAATCCTCGTTAGACAACACTCATATAGCTTACCGTAACGGAAAAATAACCAATAATGATAAAGAAATCGTACTTGGTTACATGGATCGTATCAACAAGCAAGAAACTAAATGTGGTATCAATTCTACAGCTAGAATCAAAACGATGTACGCGGATAGCTCCGCTTTTGAAGGAGGTTCTTATTCTCTTGTTATTTTTGAAGAAATCGGTTTGTTTGACAATTTAGATTATTCTTATGCTGCAACTAAACCATGTTTAATGGAAGGAGATAATCAGTTTGGTATTCCAATGCTTTACGGAACTGGTGGAGAAATTGACAAAGGTGGAGCTGCTTTCAAAAGAATGTGGGAAAATCATTTTGCTCACAACTTAAAACAAATATTTATTCCTGCTTATTATTACTATCCTGGGGATGGTATTGCAGATGAAAAAACAAAAGAAAAAATATCTTTCTTTAATTACGAGACCGGAGTTACCAATAGAGAGCTTGCCAAAAAATTTATTGAAGAAAAAAGAAAACTTGCTTCTCGTGCCAAAGAAACATATATCAAACACTTGCAGTCTTATCCTCTTGTTGTTCAAGATGTATTCATTAAAACTAAAGGAGGATTGCTTGATCTCATCAAGCTCCAGTATCAATTAAAAAAAATTCATCAAGGCGAAGCTCCTAGTCCAGTTATCAAAGGAGTTTTAGAATGGGTAGATACTCCTGAAATAACACACTTACTTCAACGTGCAAAAAACTTAAAAGAAAAAACCAAAATCCGAGTTGAAAAAGAAGCAAAAGTTATCTTTAAAAACAACGACGATGGACACGTATGGATTGATTCTCAGCCACTTAACCCAAAATCAGAGCATTTGCCATACAAGCCTGATATTGGTGCATGTGATAGTTATGATGAAGAAGTTGATGATAAAAAAACTACGGAACAAGTCAGTTCCCTTTGTGCCATTGCTTACCGAGTGTATTCCGGTCCCACCAGAGAATTCAATAAACCTGTGGGTTTACTTTATCAACGTGGGGATGCTTCTTTTGATGATGATGAAGCTTATGAAAATGCGGTTAAATTTGCAATATATTTTGATATGGAAGTACTATTTGAGTACACTAAATTCCACATTATCAGATACTTTAAGGACGTTGGTGCTCACCAGTACATTAAGGCACGACCTGATATTGAAGATTTAAATACCAAAAATCACGGTAACAAGCAAGGTATTAAAATGACTGGCCCAGTCAAAGATGCATTGACTAAATGTTTGAAAGAAGAAGTTCGCGAAAACATTTATAAGAATTTCTTTGAACCAATCATTTTAGATTTAATGAACTATGGCGAAAAGAATACGGATATCGCCATGACTTTAGGTTTGTGTAAAATCCACCAAATGGATCTCTTTGGAGAAATAACCGATGGAATTGAATATTCTGCCAACGCCTCTTTATATGAAGAACCGGATTTGGGAGCTTCTTATTATGTTGATTTTGATGGACAGTTACGTATTCAAGGATATACTGAACATAGTTATGAACCAAAAACATTCATTCCTGAAAGAGATATGTCTCCCGAAGAATACGATAGATATGTTGAACAATTTCAAACCAAAGACAAGCAATTGAAAAATGAAATGGTTGAACATGAGAAAAAAGCCAAAGAATTAAATTTAGACCAATCAATTTTAAAAATGATACTAGATGAACAGCAACGAGGAACTTTGTATCAATAAAGAAGATGCTTTTATCAAAAAGTATTTAGATAAAATTGAAACTAAATTTTATAAAGACTATCATATTGAGCAATTTATATTCAGAATACATATTCATAAAGATTGTTTATTGAAAAAAAAATGCAAATTTTGTAACTGTAATCCATTAGATAAAATTCGCGAACCATTAAGCTGTAATAAAAGTGTGGCTCCAAATATATTATCAGCAGAAAAATGGAATGAATTTAAAAAAAATCACTTAATTAAAATTATTTAAAATGAGCAATTTTAATTTTCCAAACCAAAGAATTCCGGAGAAGTTAAAAGACGAAGAATGGCACAAACAGCACATTATGTCTTATATCCAATATAGCGTTACAAGTTACTTTACTGCAAAGAAAAATGAAATTGAAGAATTGTACTATGCTGCTAACGCAATGTTGTCTCCCGGAGAACAAGAGATATGCCGTAAGATGGTTACGGAAAGATTTGGATTAAATTTTGGACCTAAATATGAAGTTTATCCATTGATTGAAAAAACAATTGAAGATGTACTGGGAGATTACAGAAAACGCCCTTTAAAAAGAAAAGCACTTGTAAAAAACCAAGATGCTGTAATTAAAAAACTTGATGCCAAAATTGATGTATTATTAGAAAAAGAATTACGTGCAATAAATGAAGAAGTCCAAACCGATTTGGGATTTGTTCCTGAAACACCAAAACCGGAAATTCAAATCCCTGATGATATCGAAGAAGAATTTAGCAAAAACTACCGAACAGTTTCGGAGGAAATTGCAGAAGAAGTTCTCTATCAAACATTAGTTGTTCGTAAAGAAAAAGAAAGATTGTATGATGCTTTAAAACATTTTCTTATTGCAGAAGAAGCTTTTGGAGTGTGTGATCAAAGAGACGGACACCCTTCTATATTTATTCCTCATCCACTTGATTCGTTCTATGATTACAACATGAACTACAGCGTTCAAGATGATATGCAATATTTTGTTTATGATAAATTTTTATCAATAAATGAAGTTTTTAATACTTACAAGCTTTCAAAAGAACAGATGGATACCGTAGAAAATTATGCCGGTATGCAATCACACAAAGTAAAATACAATCCTACTCATTGGTTTAAGGTAGATTCTACCTCAACAAGAGTTCGCGTTGTCTTTATGAAATGGATTTCACGTAAAACCTCAAAGTTTTTAGCTTTTAAAAATAAAGAAGGTAAAGAAGAATTAAAAATTTTACCTGATAATTACAAACAAAGAAAAGACCGTAACGAAGATATTCGAAGCGTTGAAATTGAAGATGTACGTCATATTTTTATGGTAGGTCCTGATGTTGTGTTGTCTTTTGGTCCTGATCAAGAGCAAATGCAAACAATCGGAAATATGAAAAAAAGATTTATTGATGCTGTTGGTTTAGTTGGTAGAAGTTCTATGGGAACAGGGAACATTCGCTCTTTAGCCAAAAAACTAAAACCATTACAAGATTTTGCTTCTGAAATTTTATATGAGATTAGACTTAATGCACGTCAATTAGATGGTAACGTGTTAGTTTATGACACTTCAATGATTCCTAAAGAATGGGCCAGATACGGACTGGATAAAGCTTTGGAAAAAGTAAATTTCCATTTAAAGCGTGACCGTATGCAAATCATCAATTCCAAAGACAAACGTAGTTCCGGTTATGCTAACTCGGCAAACGTTTCTCAAAAAGGAAGATTGACAGAGCTTATTCAGTTGCTTGCTTTAATAGAAAATACTGCAGGAAAAATTTCAGGTATTAATGATGCCGCCAACGGACAACAAGCAGATTATACAAAAGCTACTGTTGCTGAAATGAATTTAAATTCTGCTTCGGCTCGTAAAGAAGAATACTATGGTGTTTTTGATTCCTTTGTTGAAACATTAATGACTAGATTAGTTTTAAAATCAAAATTCATTTATAAAGAAAATGATGTTTTTACTTATTTTGCCGGAGATAATAAAGCAAAGTTTTTGAAAATTATGTCTCCTTATTTTCAAGAAGATTTAGGTATACATATTGCTGACAACCGTAAAGAGTACGATCGTAAAAATCGAATTGACCAAGTTGGAGAAAAACTTTTTGGCTCTACTAACGAACCTGCAATCTTAAAAAATCTTATCAAAATGTGGAACGCAGATTCATCTACCGAAGCAGAAGCTATTTTTGATACTGGCGTTAGAGCATTGGAAGAAATCAAAAAAGCAAATGATGAACGTATGATGGCTATTGAAGAAGATAAAAATGCTGTTGCAAAAGCCAAACTTGAACAAGAAGACAGACACCACAAAGAGGAGCTTCAAAACAACCTTGATGTTGCTAAAATCCATACTGGTAATAAGTTTGCTGTTGAACAAAATAAAGAAGCAAATGCTAACCTCCGTGAGGCAGCTAAAATTGAAAAAGATTTAATTATAAAAAATAAACAATAAGTTTATATATTTGTCTAATAATTAATTTACTAAAAAAAAATGGATCCAGAAAACAAATTATTCGATCAGGAAATTGTTCCTCAATTTGAGGATAGCGATTTTATCCCGATGAATTTTGATAATGATGTGCAAGTGCCATCAGTTCCAGGAGCAGATGCAAACTCGGCCCAAGACGGAAATCAAAATCCACAAAATCCAAATGCCCCTGCAAACCCACCTGCCGCAGGAGAAGATCAAAATCAAGACATAGTTTTTAATGACGACATTTCAGGTTTAAAACCTTTAGATGAAACGGACAAAACTATTGAAGAATTAAAAGCTAAAGGTTACAACGTAACCAAAAGCGAAGAAAACGAGACTGACAAAAAAACTGAATTAGAAATCAATCAGTTACAAAAAACCATTGAATCTGCAGACAAGTTTTTGCAAAAGCCACACCTTGATTTAATTAAAATCAAGTTTGAAACTGACAAAGCAAGTCAATATCGTGCAGTAGGTAAAGAAGCATTGATTGGTTCAGAAGTTTTTAATATTGAAGTTGAAGCTGAATTATCTCGTTTTGAAGATGACCCTGTTATTGCTGAAATCATGGCTGACAAAATCAGAAATGAAGTTAAAGAAACAGTAGTTAAACAAAGCAAAGAACGTTTAAATGCTATCAATAGTGAAATTGAAAAAAAGTTTACTGAAAAGCAAAATGCAAATAAGCAAAATTTACAAACTAGCTTAAAAAAATATCATGCAGATGGTTTTTTAAATTTTAAACCAACTGGAGAAGAATTAAACGAAGTATATCAGAATTTTATTTCCGGTAACTTCGCTAAATCTGTGAAAGACAACCCAGACGTTATGGTAGAGTTCGCGTTGTTCCAAAAATACAAGACACAATTGCTTGAGGCTTTTGGCGGCGGTACCTACGGAAAAGGAGTTGCGGATGCTGTGAAAACTATTCAAGGCGACCAAAAACCAACCCATTTCGGAACTGCTCTGAATCCGCAAAATTCAAGTGAGAAGTCTAAGAATAACTCAAACTGGAGTAGTGTCATAGCAGAAAATGATGACCGTTTGAAAGATAAAGTTGTAATTTAATTACTCATTTGGCAGGCCGTTTGATTAATACCAAAAATTATTCTCTATCTGTAAAACAAAAAATTAGTATTTATCTTTAAAACAAAAAAGTTATGTTGCTTAGAGGAACTCCTGAAATGTTCAATCCTCAAATTCACACAGAGGAATTGTCTTTAACTAGACAAATGGACAAAAAATTTGAAGTGCACAATACAGTATTGTCTCGTTTTGAGAGATATTGTAAGTTCACTTCTTTCTTGTTCCACTCGGGCCGTGTAAACGGTGGAGTGAGAAATGGTTGGATCAAACGACCTGCCGCTGACCAAGTTATTTCTGATAACGCTTACCGCGTACAATTCAGAAGCTTGATGGTTAAACCTGCTTATGCTACCGGTGGTGCATTATTTGGAGCATGGTTCGATACCAATAACCCTACGCCTGATATGTCTGCTGTAACAACAGTTACTTATCAAGCTCCTACAAATGCCGGAAACGTTCAAACTGACGTTATCGGTTCTATTGCTGTAAAGCATGATCCTGCAAACGGAATTTTCGGAGACAAGTTTAATCCAATGGACCAAATCGTTTTAGATGGTGGTTTAGGTATTAACCTTTGGATTCAAAGAGTTCGTAGAGCTTCAACTAATGACCATTTCATCTATGACTTTAAAGTTATCGGAGAAAATGCTCATTATAGTGCTTCTCATATTGCAGAAGATGAAGTTCTTATGGAAGGTGGTAACTTATTTGGAGAAGGTTCTTTGAAAGGTTACCAACGTACAAATTCCAACTACTGGAAAATTTACTACTCTCTTTTATCTCGTTATTCATTATCATTCACAGGACACTCTTTAGACCAAAAAAGAGTTGTTTGGACTGACAAAACTGTTGAAGGCTTAGGTGCTCCAACAAAAGGTTCTGCCGGTTCTCGTTTATGGCAATTTGAAAGAGAGTGGGAAGCAGATGAATATTTCGGATTGTTTTTGGAATTAGCTTGTCGTTTCCAAAGTTCATCAATGGATCCGAGTACTCACTCATGGTTTGAAAACTCTGGTCGTAATTTATTGACTTTAGGAAATATGGCACCCGAAGCCGGTATCAATCCTCCAAGAGTTGGTAAAGGTTGGATCAGACAGTTCCAAGACACAATCGATTTCAGTTACGATGTAAATGCAGGACTTTCTCCTTATTTACTTCAAGGTATCTGTAATCTTTTGGCCGGAAACTCTCCAATTGGTTCATCAGGTAATACCTTTATTATCGTGGGCGATGATGTTGCTTACGACAACTGGGATACTGGAATGAAAAAATTGATGGGATGGGTTCCAAATGGTTCTGCTTTAAACGCTGCTCATAACACGAATATTGTTATGGACGTAACAAGCGGTAAAAAAGTAGAGCTAGGATTTACAATTGAAGCCTACCACTATAAAAACAATAAGTTTGTCTTCATGACAGATGAATTGTTTAGCCACCCAGGTCTTAACAAAAGAAATGGCGGTTTAGTAGGTAATGGTAACATGTACTTCTTGAATGTTTCTATGAACGAAGGCGTTTCTAACTTCGAGTTATTTACTCGTGGTAAAGGACGTTTCTACAAAAAGAAATATGTTGATGGACTACACTCATTATTGAATGAAGACACCATGTTGGCATCTTCTGGATTTGATGGTGCTTTTGTTCATTACCTAGCGGAATTGTTCCCAGTGGTTTACCACGAAGAAACTTGTGCTATCCTTAGAGGACAAGGTAGTTTTAACGGAGGAGCTTTATCTGGCATGGCCGGTATTGGCAACTTCCCAACTATCACTCCTTAGAGGAAAAATTAAAAGGGAGAGCAATCTCCCTTTTTTTCTTTATTATTTAATCCTTAATTTTTTATAAAATGTCAAAGACTGTAAAAATCGGCAATTTTGATGTAGACGCTATCGGTAAATTTTTATTTACTGTTAATAGAGATCCAAAAATCTTTAGAGTGACTAACATCAACGCATTCGTCCCACCTGGTAAAACCATTAGTGAGAGAATCATGTTCAAAACCAAATCCGGATTCACAGAGTCGCTATTGATTGACAAAATTGCTTCTAGCCTTAATCCGGACAAAAGCGATGTTGACAAGCATAACGTTACTGCTTTAATCCAACACGATGATGTTCGTATTCACGGCATGAGTGATGAAGATCACGCAAAGCTTGTTCAGATGGGATTGAAACGTCCTAATCCAAAGTTTACTATCAAAAACGTAGACAGATTTGAAGACCTTAAATTTGAAAATGAAACTAAACTTATTCAAATTAGAGCAATGTTGTTTGATGCTAAAAACCCACCTAAAAAAAACCATTTGATTTGGTTATGTTCTAAACTAGGTATTGTTTACAAAACATCAATCACAGAAGAAACAAGGTACATTAATCACTTGAAAAAAGTTTTAGATGGTTACATTCAATCAGGAATGGAAAACGCCTTAAATTTTAAAAAATCGCTTGACGATATTAAAATCACAGAGATTGTGTATTACATAAATGAATTCAAAGAAGCCGGTATTATTACCGACATTGGAGGAATTTACAAAGTGGGAGAACGTCCAGTAGGATCAGGAATGCAATCAATCATTGAATTTTTTGACCAAAACCCGGAAGTGTACAAAGCTCACAAAAACTCTATTATTTCTAAATACCAAAACACTGTTTTAGCTTAATATTTTTGCCATGTATACTATCGACTATTTTGAAAAGCACATTGATTCTTTAACTGATAAGTTAGGTAGTGATTTATTTCCATTGGTTATGAAAATGGAAAGATTTCAGATGTGCACTTTTGATTTTTTACGAGAAACAACCAAATGGTTAGAAGCAACACAAGAAATCAGTGATGATATAAAACCATTGATTAAACACGCTGTTCTCCCGACAATAAGTGAAGGAGCAGGCGTTTTTATTGCAGCAGAACCAAATGATTATTATCGTTTAATTTCAATCGTTCCTTTAGTAAATGTCGGTAGTGGAAACAGAATACAAAAAGCTAAAAAAGTTTATATAGTAAAAGAAGGCCAAAGACAGGCTTATGAGCGAGATCCGCATCGTAAGCCTTCCGGTCTTTATCCTCACGTTTACAGATATGCAAAAGTTTTTGAGATTAAAGTTGAAAGCAACAATGTAGACGTAATTGATCAAGCAAAAATTGTTTATGTAAAAACACCAACTTTTGGAAACATTTTTAATCCATCAGATATAATTGTTGATTTACCAATATCTGCAGTTGAGCAGATTTGTTTAAAAACAGCAGACAGTTTAAGATTTACTGCCGGAGACGAAGCTGCAGGACCTAATTATCAATTTAACAATACCTACGGTAAAAGAAACTAATTGTTATGAAAACAGAATTTGAAATAGTTTACGACATTATAAACGCTGTTAATGGTGCCGAACATAATAATGATTTACCGGTTCATGAAAACCTTGTTCGTTCTATGTTGAGAAAATATAGAGCTGATTCAATTCGAAAAGCATACAAAGATGGACATGTGGTTAATGATGAAGCTTTTCAAACCAAAACTATTACAACTACTTTGTTTACTGCCAATCCTAGCGGATATGAGCTAAAAGGTACTTTACCGCAAATAATCAGAATGAACAACAATTACGGAATGTATTTGTCATACAATGAAGTTGAACTTGCTATTGTAGATTCTTTCACATATATGAATTCTAAAAAAAATTTTAGAAGTCAAGTTTATCCATTTGCCAAAACCGATCAAAGTGAATTAGTTTTTTACGCAGGAATTCACAATTCAACAAATTTAACTGTTGGAGGAGAAGTCTATTTTGTTACAAATTTAATTCATGACCATATTTTGGCTCAAAAGATTGCCAACGCAAATAACAATACAACGCTTCCAGTAACCCTTAATTTGAAGTTAAAATCAATTTTGGTAGATCCGGATGATGGCGACTTTTACAACTGGGAAACTTCGCCATATCCTTTTCCTGCAGAAAGAGTAAATGAGTTAGAATCTCAAATTATGGTTAAAGAATTTGGTATTATTTTACAAACCAAAAAAGACGAAGTTCAAAATGCTAGAGCTGATCAAATTAGATATCATGATAACGAACAAATTGACCAATAATGTATCTTGACAAAAAAGGAATACAAGTTTTTAATATAAAACACTTCTATGATTTATTTGATAAAAAACCAAAACTGAACTACTTTATTGAACTGGGAAAAAATGCACAGAGTAGATCAATAAGTTTTAAACTTTACAAAAAAATTATAGGAACCTTTTTTGAAATTTATTTCAAAGAGGTTTTTTATTTAAATTCAAGTTACTATTTTCCAGTTGGAGGCAAAGCTGTCCGAGCAAAAAATAGAGAAAGAATAAATGACCAAGGAATTCACATTCCTCAAAATTTAAGTTTGGTTTGGTATTTAAGGCCAAGGTCCACAAGAAAAAAAATCAGTTTTTCATTTCTTAGGGGCAGAACAATTATAATTTGGAACCTCATACAAGAAGTGAAAAAAAACATTAATTTAGACGAGGTAGAAGATTACAAAGAAAAAAGTACTTTTTATATTAAAAATAATTCTTTTTACAATGAATAGCGGTGCATATCCTTTTGAACAAATACTACAAAGAGTATCAATTGAAACTGGTATTAAAAACTTACGACCACATTTCAATGATATTGTTATGTTGGTTGCTGATGCTGAAAAAGAAATCAATCCTTATGCCGGTTTTCTGTTAAAGAAAAAAATGGTACATTTTGTCGGCAACGGAGTATTTGATGGTACTTCAATTAAAAAACCAAAAGATTTTGTTGAACTGGATAAAGTTGGATCTTGTGAAGATGGATTGTGTCCGGGTTCATATTTTGAGAATGTTTCTCACATTATTATTTGTGATAAACAAGAACGCACCAAAATAACATGGACTTATTGGGCCTTACAGTTTGATGGCAATGGATATCCAGTTGTTTCTTATAATCATTCAGAAGCCGTTATTGCTTTTATTATATGGAAACTTTATGCTTCAAAAGTATTTATGGGAGAAGGCAATTTTGTTGTAAAACGAGATATGCAAATGGAATGGGAAAATAGATGCATGGAAGCTCGTGGAGAAGACTTTATGCCTGGCGAAGACCAAATGCTTAGTATCTATGGAAATAATCGCATGGGCTCAATAGAATTGCTTGAAAAAACACTGCAAGATTATTGTAAATCATGTGAAAGCTGTTTAACTATAATCGAAGAACCTATGGAACCAGTAGTAGGATTGACTGTTTATTTTTGGCAAATCAATAGTCCTGTATTGACAATTACAGACGAGATTCCTTTAATTACAGAAGAATATGTTGAAGGAAAACCTTCTGCTTTATTTGATGCATTTCAACAAGGTTATGTTGTTAATTATACAACTGTCGGTAGAATTGCTTTTGCAATTAAAGAAACTGAACTTGTTACTTTTCAAATTTCTGATGCTTTAAACAATGATGTAACCGATGCTTTTGATTTACATTATTTTGAAGATTTAAAAACAATGTTGTATGTGAGTATTAATCCATACGTTCATTCATCAATTTATTTCAAATTTAAAAAACTAAACAATGTCTGATTTTAATAGCATACCAGTAGGACTAACTGTTCCGGCACAAATACCTTTAGACGTAAAAGTGTACACTCCTGATGTTGCAACTTTAATAAATCTTGGAACTAACAATAACAAAGCATATTCCTATTACGAAGGAATGATTGTTTATTGTGTAGAAAACAAAAACCGATATGAATGGAAAGAAGCAGTACCGGAACTAGGTCCCGGACTAATGCCTTCAAACTTTACATATCCTGATGGATTGACAGTTTTTAATATTGACTATTCAGAAAGAGAATTTAATTTCTTTTTACGTCCTGAAACGTTAGATCTATTTTCTTTAGGCGATGGAATTCCAGTTTACAAAGGATACAACGATACAGAAAACAGACATGAGTTTTTAAGTGTAGCATCAAACTCAATTTTAATTACAACCGATGGAAATAGATTAGTTTTTGAATTACCATCTGTTTTTGAAGGAACTGATTATTATGTAAACTCAAATTACATTGGAGACGAAGAAACCGGTTCTGTTTCAAAACCATTTAAAAGTTTATTAAAATGTATTGATAAAATTTTAAATAGAGGTAGTGAAAATTCTCCTTCTGTTAATAGCGGTTTGCCGTACAATAAATGGGATAACAGAGGAATGGTTATTCGAGTTATTATTCAAAGTTATGTTCAAATCAATGAAAATTTAGCTATTAATGATGTTGTTTATTTTTTAGACAATAACTCTGTCATTGAAGTTCCGGGAACAAACACTACTTTAGAAAGAGTTTTTGATATGCAAGAATTAGTTACTGGCTGTCCAAAAGATGGAAGTAATCGTTTAACTCATAACTTAAGTGTTTTTTTAAGAGGTACCGGTAGAATTGCTCACAATGGAACTGCTAGAAAAGGAATTGTAAAAAGTGTAGGATATAACAACGGAACTCCAACATTGTTTCAAAACGGTTCGTATTTTTATTTGGGAGATATTAATTCTGAAATCACATACGAAATAAGCAAAAGAACAGACATAACTTATGTTACTCTTTATTCTGATTTAGGAAATACAATTCCAATTGTAAGAGAAGGAGTTACAATGACCGGAAACGTTCAAGCTTCAACTCCAGACTATGGTGTAATACAATTTGAAGGAAGAAATGCTCCTTTTGGTATTTCGATGTTTATAGCAGGTTTTCATTTTATAGGTGCTTATGAACAGCAATTAATTTATGGAAAATCAGAAGGATCTTGCTACGGAGAAACCGGAACTTTATATTTTAGAAGAAACTATCAACATGTAAATTATTCATCTGTCAAAGTAATTGAAACAAAAAAATATTACGCTCCTTCTGAACACGTTTATGATATTTATTTAAAAGATGGTTCTGTATTTCAATATGGAGGAAATTTTTACACACAAGAAAATACTGCCGCTTTCCAAGGTGGACAAGAATCTTTTGTTTGTATTGAAAGTACAAATCCATTAAGACCTGCTGTTTTTAATGCCAATGGAGGAGGAATAATCTATCGTTTATTTTATAATCATTATTTTAAAATAATTAATGACAGTTCATTTTTAGACTATGCAACAGGACAAATAGCTGCAAATAATTTAAACATTGATTGCATACCATTTATTAGTGTTATTGAAGTTGTTGATGAAACAGACAATCCAAAAACAGAAATAATAACTCCTTTGTTTTTAAAAGATTGTTATTTAAGAGACAAAACTGAACAAGAACTTTCAAGACTTCCTTTTTCAAATATTGCTTTAAATTCAGAACTTTTTATTGATAGCTCTTTTGTAAAAATCAAAGATACTATTATGATGCCACAGCTTCAGCAATACGCGGATAATGCCGCCGCTTTAGCAGCTGACATGCCAATATCTAGTTTATACAAAGATGCAAGTGGAAATTTAAAAATTGTTGAATAATGGCTTATACTCATTTTAAAATAGTTGAATTAGGAGCAAGAACAAACGTTTTAGTAAATGATATACCAGTCGTTTTAAATACTTTGTATCCTAAAACCGATGAACTTAAAATTGAAAAACAAGTTTCTGCTCATTTAGGTGTTCCTTTTGATGTTGTAAAATATGCTGTTACAGATGGAACAGAAACAAGCAACACTGCAAACATTGTTGTCAATTGTCCTCCAGACTTAATTGGTACTCCTTCAAGTGCAAATGAAACTCAAACAATTTTAAACAACGCTGTTTATGATGTCATTGATTATATTCCATTTAACACTTCTGTTGACCGTATTAAAATAACTGGATTCAACAATGTTGGAGATTTAAATTTGAATGGTTTCCCTATTTATACAAACCTTCAAATAATGCATTATGATTTTAGCTTAATAAAGTTTGAAAGCTTTACCGGTATTGGTGTTGGTTATCAAACTATCTATTATCAAGTTGGAAATCAAAACGGTTTCAATCCTACAATTTATTCTGTACGTTTTGATATTGTTGGACTGGTTGATTTAATTGCTATTTCTGACGAGGAAGATCAAGAAATTGGAGTAGAAACTATTAATTACAAAGAAGGTTCTGTTGAAGTAAAATATGGTATTCCTTTTGGAATTGCCAAAGTAAATTTAAACGTAAATTTAAGTGCAAGTGCTTGGCCAGTAGACACTGATAACGAACTAAGTGTGATTTACAATGGTATTGAGTATAAAACAAAAAATAATATTATAACTGATTTATTAGTAACTTTGAACGAGTTTGGAGTTGGTAATTTAGAATATGTTTTAAGCATCAATGAAATAGATGTTCCAGTAACAGGAACTATTGATTTTGAGCTTATAGACATCAATGGAGATCCTTTGTTGGTTTCAGGAACAAATACAGTTAGTTTAACAGTTAATTTTTAAATCATGAGAAATGTTGCAATTGAAAAAATAGGGACCACCACAGTGGTGACAACTACAAATTTTATTGGAGATCCAAACCCTAGAATATTTACTTATCCTAGTAAACACTCAATTCGAAAAGAAAACGATATTGCATTTTCAGTTGATTTTGTTATATCTGTAGAGGATCTTCCTAGAATGATTATTTTATTTAATGAATTAGAAGATAATTTAGGAACAGCAAACATTGATGAATATATTTCAGAAATAACAGCTTTAGGTTATTTCAATTCTGAATTTGGAGGAGGAGGAGAAGGAGCTGTTAATTACATAACAATATCGGCAGACAGAGCTTTAGTAGCAGAAGACAATGGTGCTTCTCTTATTATTGATGGAGATATTACTCTTACTGTTCCCGAAGGACTTCCAGAAAACTTTACAGTTTACACAGATGTTTTAGATGGTTCTTCTTTAAACTGGAACCTAGATGTTGGAGTTTCTGTTAGTGGTAACTCAGGAACAACTCAAGATTCAAACACGCAAGCAATGTTGTATCAATTAGGAGAAACTAACGCTTTTAGATTAATAGGAGAATTGGTATGAGACAATTAATTTACACTAGAGGAAAATATAATTATTTACCATTTATAATGACTGTAGATACTAATCTTTTGGGAAATAGTTCAAATAATGAATTTTATTTAAATACAACTGCAATTCGTTATGATGTTAAAACATCAGATGGACAAGAAATAAATAATATTACAGGTTCTATTTTAATTACTTTTCCTGCTCCAGGAGTATATGATATTGAAGTTTATGGTCAATTAAATAGTTTTGATTTTACTGGATTTACAATGGATAAAAGAAAAATAATAGAAATAAAACAATGGGGAAATAGTATTTGGAAACTTAATTCTTCTAATAGTTTTTTAAATATTAATTCATTAACAACAATATCGGCAACAGATGTTCCTAATTTTGGAAAATCTACTTATTTTGATGATTTTTTAGCAGGTTCTACTTTGTTAACTTTTATTAATAATTTATCTAATTGGATATTTCCTCAAACAATTATATCATTAGGTTCTAATACTGAATTTGGAAATGCAGCTTTTTCAAATACTTTATTTAATCAAACTTTGCCAATATTAAATCTTCCTAATTGTGTTAGAATTTCAAATATGTTTAGAAATAATACAGTTTTTAATAACGGAAGTTCTTCAAATATAAATGATTGGATTATACCAAAAGTAACTAGTTTTTTAGGAACTTTTGATGGATGTACAATTTTTAATCAACCTTTAGACAAATGGTTTACTGCTGAACAAAGAACTTTAGATTTTAGTTTATATGTGATGTTAAGAGATTGTATTAATTATAATCATGCTTCTATTTCAAATTGGAATGTTACTAATTGCATTAATTTAAGAGAAACATTTTTACGTTGTACAGCTTTTAATCAACCTTTAAATAGTTGGAATACAGAAAAAGTTACAACTATGGTAGCTACTTTTCGTGATTGTATAAATTTTAATCAAAACTTAGGAAATTGGAATTTAAGCAATTGTACTTCAACTGGAAACATGTTTAATAATTGTGTCAATTTTAATAATGGAGGAAGTGATAATATTCAAAATTGGGACGTTAGCAAAGTAACTACTATGGTATCTATGTTTTCTGGGTGTACTTCATTTAATCAACCATTAGGAAATTGGAGGCCTAAACTTTGTACAAACTTTAGTAATTTTTTCTTAGGAAAAGGTTTGGCAGACTATTCAGCAGCTAATTTAGACAGTATATATAATGGTTGGACAGAAGATAGTTTACAAACTGGTAGAAGCATTACTTTTAATACAATAAAAAGAACTGCAGCTTCAACAGAAGCTAGAGCATTACTAACTAGAACAAACATTACAAGAGTAATAAATAATGCTGTTAATAATGGAAGTGGATTAATTAGAATTACAACTACTGTTGCTCATGGTTTAACTACTGGAAACAAAATATTTATTTCAGGAGTACTCGGAACCACAGAAGCAAACAAAGCTTGGAATGTAACTGTTATAGATGCTACTACTGTTGACTTAATAGGAAGTGTTTTTACAAATGCTTACATAAGCGGTGGAACACTTAGAACCGGATGGGGATGGTCAGTAACCGATGGAGGAATTTAACATAAAAACTATAAATTATGAAAACATTATTTATTAAAATCATGAACTTGTTTAAGCTTGCTCCAGACAAGCAATTGCACTTTGCTTATGGAGACAATATAGCTTTTATTGCTATGTGTGTATTGATGCTTGTACCAACCAACCTAAGACTTTGGGAAATTTGCGTTTTAGGAATTATTGCCGCAATATTTGCAGGTATCATCAAAGAAATTATTGATGCTTGGGACAAAGACAATAAACCGGATTACAAAGATGCTATTGCAACAGCATTAGGTGGTCCGTGGGCTGTAATAAAAATATTGTTTTTATGTTTTTTGTTACAATAAATTAGTAATTTTAATTTCAAATAAAAATGAAAACATCAACTATCTTTAATTATAAAAATATAAAAATCATGCCACAAGAAGCATTATTTATTATGATTGTAACAATTACAATTGCATCGTTATCAACTTTTCAGTGGTCATTGGTTTTTTTAGCGGGAGCATTTTTAATTGATTTTATTACAGGAATCTTAGCTTCTTGGAATGAATATAGAAATTCAGATCAAAAAATAAAAGTTTATTTTATTGAATCAAATAAACTGAGAAAATCATTAAGCAAAGCAATCACATACATGAGTGTAATTGCTTTTGTATATTTTTTTGAAATGATATTTTTCATTAAATCTTTTACATTTTCATTTTCTAATAAAGAACTTACTGTTACTTTAATAACAATTTTTGTTTGTGTAGTGATAGAGTTTTTTTCTATTTTAGAAAATTCAAAACGTTCAGGATATGATATACTTGGAAAAATCAAAGAAATAGCAAAAAATGGTTGGTCAATTTTTAATTTAATTAAATCAGGAAAAGATCAATGAAAACAATTATAAAAATATTTAGTTATATAGAACCTATGTGGCTAGGTAAAAATAAAGAAGTTTCAATAAGACGGGTTTTAGCATTATGCTTTTCCTTAGATTTTTTAAGAAACATGTCGCACATTATACACAAATGGGAATCCGGAAAATCTTTGTCTGAGGCCACTATGTTATTAGGCTTAGAAGTTGGACTTATTGTTTCTCTTTTAGCTTTGACAACTTATACCAGTTCTTTGCCAATAAATAATACTAATTCAAATACTGACTAAAATGGATAGCTTAACGATTGAACGGATCAAAACGCTTCATCCTAAAATTAGGGTAAAAGCACAAACGGCATATACCGAAGCAAACAATGTTCTTGGTAAAGGTTGCAGATTAAGGTTTTCGCAAGTTTACAGAACGGCAAAAGAGCAAGAGGAACTATTTGCTAAACGTCCAAAAGTAACAAACGCAAGAGCCGGACAGTCAATGCACAATTACGGTTTAGCTTTTGATATTGTATTACTTTATGACAAAGACGGTGATGGAAAGTTTGAAGAAGTTTCTTGGAACATGAAAAAAGACGGTGACAAAGACGGAATTTCTGATTGGTTAGAAGTCACCAAAATTTTAGAATCACATGATTTTAAAAACGGTTTTATTTCCAACGGCAAAAAATGGGATTTCCCACATTTCCAAAATGATTTTGGCTATAATTGGAGACAATTAAAATCTTTGATTGACTCAGGTAAATTAACAACAGAAGTAATTAACGGTAAAACTTACCATTATCCAACAATTTAAAATAAAAACCAATGGCAAATATTATTTACAATTCATTTAAAAGAGACATTTTAAAAGCTCTTATAAACTGTGAAACCGATACTATCAAAGTAATGTTGGTTGGAGCTTCCTATACTTTTAACGTTGACACACACGAAAAACGTTCTGATGTAGTTGCTCATGAAGTAAGTGGTGCCGGTTATCCTGCAGGAGGAGTTCCTTTAGTATCTAAAACAGTTACTCTTGATCTTCCAAACAACGAAGCTGTTTTTGATGCTGATAATCCAGTAATTAGTACAGCAACTATTTCAAATGCCGTTGGAGCAGTTGTTTATAAGTCTAGAGGAGGTGCGGCAAGTGCCGATGAATTAATATGTTATAATGAATTTGCAGCTCCGGCTTCAAGTACAAGTGGAGATTTTACAATTAATATTAACGCCAACGGAGTTTGTAGAGTTGCATAAAAACTAAAAATCATGGTAACAATAGTATTAAATCAAGAAGTTGCTGTAAACACAAATTATATTACTTGTGTTGAAGGAGAATTTAATGAACATGATTATATCCCTTGTAAATTAAAAAGTGAATCAGAAAACAATACAGTAACTTTTCTTGCAATGCAAGTAAATAACATAGAAGATGAAAGTAGCAATTGAGCAAATATTTAATGGTTCTTTAGATCAAGTAGCAGTAGGCGGAGCTTATGATGCTACTAAAATTAATAGAGGTAAACATGGAGGACAATATAATTTAGGTGCAGGACCTTTAGATAAATTTATTGGTCCTCAACCTTTAGGCGTTGCTAATTTTGCGGAAAGTCCATTGGCAATTCCTTCACAATTTGTTCATCCGGTTAAAATTACTGATGACCTTTTTTGGATATTTGGTTCTGATGTCGCTACTGCTGCAGCAACCCGTAGAGTACAATTATGGACATTTAAACCTTCTACAAACACTTATGCTTTTCAAGGAGCTATTACATGTACTTTTCCAACAGCAACTAACCATACTGTAAGAGGTATCAGAGCTTCTTTATATAACTATACAACTGGAACCGTAGGAGTAAGTGGTACTGCTGTTACAGGGACAGGCTCAGCTTGGAATGTAGGTTTATCAGTAGGTTCTCGAATTGGTTTTGGCTCAACAAATCCAAACGCAATTGTAACTTGGTATCAAATATCTGCCATTGGTTCTGCTACTGGAATTACATTAACAAGTTCTGCAGGAACTATTACTGCCGGAACTCCTTACGTTATTCAAGATTTAATGCTTATTCAAGCTACAACAAATGCAACCGCAACTAACGGAGGTGTTTTTGTTACTAAAGGTTTGCAGTTTGCAGACTTTAATAGTCCTGCAACAGCTATTCCAGCAGCTACAACAGTAGATAAAATTAAAGCTACTTATTGGTTAAAAGATGCGGCCACAATTACTAATGATGTTATTGGAGGTTGTGCTATTGGAGATTTAACTTCTCTTACAGAACAATTTATTTATTGTACAGAAGGAGCAGCAACTTCATTAGTAATTTATAAATATAACATTAGAGCAGCTCTTACTCCAACTGCAGGAGCTTTTGTGTTGACTGGAGCTAATCTTGTTATTACAGGGGCTCAAACAGTAACAGGAAACCTTTCTCAAAACAATAATGGTAGAGAAGCTACATTAAATCATGGTCCAGGGGCAGGTGTACCTTCTCTTTATGCTTTTACAACTACAAGAATTTTAAGAATACCTTTGGCCTCTATAACAGCAGGTAGCACAACTTTTGTTGCAGATTCAATGTCGGAAGTAACTCCTGGTGGAGCAACTACTAACATTGTAACAGGTGGTTTTATTGCTATGGATATTTCACAAGCATTAGATAAATTAATAATTGTTGGTAATACTTCCACAGGAACAATTTACATCACGGATTATTACACCGGCGGTCAACAAATAGACAGAAGAAGTGGGTGTTTAACAGCACAATTACCGTCGGCCAGTAGAGATACTGACAGTCCGATTTTTGTGCATAGTGTTACTAGTAGCATTCCTTTTCTTTGGGCGGAAGATGGTTGGTTGTTTTTTGTTTTTGCACAAGCAGTTACTACTACAATTAATGCAATGGTAGCCTATCCTTTAGCCGCAGATTTAGAATTTGAAGCAGAAGTTACCAATAGAATTATTTGCCCAAAAATTAACTTAGGAGCAGTTCCGGGAAAACTATACAGAGCAGTAGTAAATTCAATGACAAACATTGGAGATAATACTATGGGAGTTTCTCCTGATATGTATTTACTTGAAGTAAGAACATCAGGTATTGATGACAACAGTGGATCATGGACAGCGGTACCACAAAATGGAGATTTAACTGGAGTAGGAGTTCCTACTGCTATTCAGTTTGCTTTTAGATTTAGAACTGCAGGAGTAATTATGCTACCAAACAGAATATTTTCTTTGGCATTAATTTACGAAAACAATGATGCACTTCCATTTATGTATAGATGGAACTATGTAGATTTTAATACTAGTAACGGAACATTTGGTTGGGTACAATCACAACTGTATGGTGGTGCCTTACCAGTTCATAACATTACAATTTACCGAGCAGATACAAACATCGGTGTATTGTCTCAATCAAGTTCAGGAAGTGTTAACGGAACATTTGAATATTGGGATGGTGCTGCTTGGGTTGCTGGAATAGGAGCTGACACCGTCGGAAGAAGAAGAAGATTTGTGCCTACTGCTTCATTGCCGGGAAGTATTGATTTATACGCAATAATTACATTGAGCTAAAATGGCAAATAATTTGAACTTTGGAGGAGCTGAAGTTATCCTTGTAAGAGATAAGGGTACTGCTAATCCTGTTCAAGGTTTTGTTACAAAAGAAATAACACAAGGAGCAAATGTTGTTGCGTTACCAACAACTGTATTATTTACTCTTGATAAAAGAGTTGTAATCAATTATTTAGCAAGTATTAATGTAACTGTAGATTTGGATACAGCAAGCATTTTACTTTTAGGATATCAAGCTTCGGCTACTGGAGATAGTAATGTTGATTTAGATGATGCTCTTATTTTAATTCAAGGATTTCAATTAAATCCTATTGCAGAAGCAAATGTTGATTTAGCAAGTGCACAAATTATAATTAATGCTTTTTCATTTACTCCAACTGGAAAAGCAAATGTTGATCTTGAAAATGCACAAGCTATAATTGAAGGATTTCAAATGCTTGTTTCATCTAATGCTGAAATCACATTAGGAAGTGCACAAATAATTATTGATGCTTTAGAAGCTAGTGTTTCCGGAGACGCCAATACAACAATAGAAACCGCACAATTAATTATTGAAGGTTTCCAAATGCTTGCAGAACCAACACAAAATGCTGTTGTTGAACTGGGAATAGCAGTTATTAATATTAACGGTTTAGATATAAACGTTATCTATTTAGGAAAAATAGAACGATTCTATGCCGTTTCAAGAGTTAGAAAAAAAGTAATTGATTTTTCAGAAATCACAAAAAAAGCAGTTACCTTTTCAAAGGTTACTAAAAAAGTAGTTAGTTTTTCAAAAGTTACTAAAAAAGTACAATTTAAATCAAGTATTATTAAATCAAAAAATTCAAATAGTATCGTTTATGAGTAATATATATTTTGGTCAAGTTTTCGATATCGAAACAACCGTAGATGATAATTTAACTGGAGCTACAAATTTAAAACTAAATTCTATTCGGGATGATGATTCTTTTGTAATGCCGCAATTTAGTCCTATTGTAACTGATGCCGCCAATGGAAAAATGGTTTTTGTTGTTGAAAACAATGAGTTTCCAGTAGGAAGTTATAGTGTCTGGCCGACATATAATGATGCAAGCAACAAACCACAAATTGGTGCTCCTTTTACTCTTGAAATTCTAGTACCCGGAACCCGTAAATAAAAAAAAATATGTACAATTTAAGCTTTATCAATTCGCGAACAATACCATATTTCATAATTGCAATATTGGTTTTGATTATTTGGTTACAAAATTCTTGTGAACCAAACACAGAAACAGTTACCGTTACCGTTCCTGCAGTAACCGGAAGTTTTAAACCTGAGAAACCAATCCACGATACAATTAAAATTGAAAAAACAGTTTTAAAATGGAAAGAAAAAAAAGTTGAAATTGAAAATCCTATTAATATGAAAATCTTTGAGCAATACACAAAAGCCAAAGACAGTATGGAAAGAATGGCTATTCTTTTAAAAGCTATTGAAATTAAAGAATTTACAAAAGATTTTGAAGATAATGATTTAAAAATTACTGCTAAAGGAACTGTTCAAGGAAAAGTTCAATCAATTGGATTCGATTATACAATAAAAGAAAAAAAACTTGAAACAGAAGTACCATCATCAAAAGCAACTGTTTTCAGATTACTTGGTGGTTTAGAAATAGGTAATACAAAAGAATTTGATTCATTTGTAACAAAAGCAAACCTCGAATTTGAAAACGCAAAAGGTAATTCATTTACTACTGGATTTGATACTGACCAAAGAATATGGCTTGGTTATAAATTCACAATTTTCCAAATTAAAAAATAAAGAAAATCAGGTGCTTATCTAAGCATCTTTTTTTTGTTTAAATTTGTCTACTAGTTATTTAATCGTATGAAAAACACACAAATACTTCATCTTTTTTTAGAAGGGATGAAATCCGGAAAAAATAATAACGTAGAAAGTACCAATAGTTTCCATAAAGGAGTTAACGGTCGCTTGTATTCCAAAAATGGAACTATTGCTTATTCCTCAATTCAAGGAACAAAGCTTGTGTATACTAATCCAAATATTGTTGCTTACTTGGGATTTTGGGCCTTTGAAGATGAACTAATTTTATTTTTAAAATGTAAATCTGAAATAGTAGTTGGAGAAGGAACCATCGATTACATTACAGTCAATAAATTACAAGCTAGTTCTTTTGGTGTTACAATACCATTGCTTGATGATGATATAGTCATAGACTTAGATCCACACGTTTCTGAAATTGAACTTATTATTCCAGTGTTTGTTCCTAGTGAAGATGCATTAAATTTTAATGCAAACGTTTCTTGTGTTGATGCTGTTCCTGATGAAATTGATTTAACAGACTACTATACTGAAAATTTAGACGTAGAAAATTTAATTCCTTGTCCTGTTGGATTTAACAATGAAAACTATGAAAATAACGTAGATTTCATTGATTGTATTATTTCTTTAAAAAAAGATTCCAATGGAAACATCTATGACAAATTGCTTTGGGCCGGATTCCAAAACTGGCCAATGAATGGAAAAATTAAAGCATGGGGTATTTTTGAAAACAATTTTTACAAAAGAGTTTACTATACAGAATACACAAACTCGTTTAGAGTGATTAATATCATGGACCAAAACCTTTCTCAAAGAAACGTTTCGGAACTGGATACTATTCAAAATGCTTCTATGCTACAACCTAGAGTTGTTTCTATCACGGAAGATGGCTCAATTAGATCGGGAACTGTTTTCTATTCTTACCGACTTATTACAGCTAATGGACAGTTTACGGAATTTAGTCCGTTTTCATTTCCAATTAAAATAGTCAAAGAAGGTACTGGCAATGATTATGCCGGCGGAGACATCGCTGAAATCACAAACAAAAAAGTAACAATTCAATGTAACGTTTTGAGTTTTCAAAACTACAATGAGATTGAAGCTGTTGCAATTGAGTATCAAGCAAAAGGTGCTCCGACATCAATCCGTTCATTAGGAGTTAAGCCAATAAATAGTATTGTCGTTTTTGACCATACTGGAAACGAACCTGAATTTCAAAACACAATTACAATCAGTGACCTTACTGAAAGAAAAAATAGCTTTCGTTATGTTTCCGATTTAGTGGCCAATAGAAACAAATTAATTGTGGCCGGATTACGCAATGATCCTTTGCCTACGGAATTATTAAACATTACAGAAGATTTTGCTTTACACTCATGGGATATCGATGGAGAAACGCACAATTGTTTAATCAATCCTGCACCATGGCAATACAGATACATTGATCCAAACAATACTGATGAACTTTTTTATATTGATAAAAAGCTTTACAATTCAATTCAGGTTTTCCAGAGTTTTACAATAAAAATTGCAAACACTCAAACTAGTGAATTTATAGAAGAAAGTTTTGTAAATAATTCACAAACCTATTTGAATTTTAATGATGCAATTTTTGCTTGGTTAGACACCATTCAGGAAACAGTAGAGTTTACAACAAAGTTTCCGAATTTAAAATTTGAGTATACTCAAAATAAAATTGTTTTTTTACCGGTAGATGATTTGATTCAAACTGATATGAATATTTATCAGTTCCAGTACAATACTGCTCAAGTGGTTGAAGACATTGAAAAAAACATTGTTTTTAATCCAATAACAGTAAGCACGTCTTCATTGATATATGGTGCCGTATCTTTAGGTTTTAATAAAGGAAACGGTATTAAAATCACTTATCAAACAGAACTGGAAGAAATACTTACCAAAGCAACAGCTGTATATCCTGGAAGTTCGCCATTGCTTAATTTAAAAGAACCAAATTATGCCAAGACATTTGTTAAAGGTGAAATTTATCGTTTGTCTTTACAAACTTTTATGGATCGAAATCAATCTTTTGCTATTCCTTTGGGAGATATATTCATTCCGGAACACGGAGAATTCAAAAAAGGATTAGATGATTCAGGTACTCCTTTTTATTCAATGGACTATTACCAAAATTCTAGAGTTGTCGGTAATAAGCTATATGCTGAAAAAGTAAAATTGAGAGTTGAAGTACGATTAAGCTGCAACATTCAAAAGCTTGTTTCAATGTATCAACTTTTGTATGTTGAAAGAGATCAAGCGAACAGAACTATTTTGACACAAGGAATTTCTGCTCCACTAGAAAGATGCCAGAACTTTTTTCATTCGGAAAATATTCAAATGCCTGATGAAGTAGAACAAAAATGGAATTTGCCTTATAACGGAGGACCTACTTATGATGGAAATGGATTAACACAATATGATAGTAATCCGGAACTGGAAGATTCAGGATATGAAAATTCTACAACTAGAATTGTTACTAACAGAAAGTTATTCTATTTTGATTCTCCGGAAGTAACGCAAAATCAAATCATTGAAGATTACCTTAAAATTGGACAAGTTCAAAGAGTAGGAAGATTAAATACTGACCATACTCCTACGGCAATTAGACAATCATCGGGAGAAGTTTATCCTAAATTTTCAAGAAAAGTATATGCCAATGAAATTGATTTTAGTGACAATTATAAACCGTATTGGATTAATATTTCAGTTTTTGCAAACGAGAGGTCTGCAGATAAACAATTGTTTCCAGTAAAAAACGCTGCTATTTTAAATGATGGGGAAATTATTCCGGGAACTGATTTTGATACTAATTTTGAAATATCAAACAATGCTTTGACTTTGGCCAGACAATCATGGTTTTATTCTAACTATGCACGTAAATCTGAAAAATGCGGTTCAGAAGATGGAGCCAAATCTGAATTGTTTAATTCAAGTAATTTTTCCATTGGTAGAAATACTGTTGTTATTGCAACAGAAAACGACTTTTTTACAAACGATTTCATTAGTCAAGTAGGATTTGTTCCTGATGGCGAAGTTCGTCTCTCTGGAGGAATAAGAACGTATGACACCCATGCTTTAGTTAATATTTACAGAAACAATCGTGAGAGTGTTTACGGTGGCCGTTCCGAGCTTGCTTATTCTCAAAACGTATTTACTGCTTTGTCTGAAACAATACCAGTGCTAAAAACTTCTAATGGAAGCCAAATGTTTAAAGTTTACGGAGACTGTTACATGACATTGTATATTCGAAATAAAAATTATTTCTCTGACAATGAACGTGGGTTTAAAGACATGAATAATTCAGGAGGTTGTGAAAATAAGCATGAAGAAGAAGACTATACTCGTACCGGAGCATGGTGCTATGCTGTTGTTTTAGAATCTATGATTGAGCCTAAACTGTCAAGTGAAAATTTATTTTGGAGACAAAACATAGCCAGTAACTTTGGTCTTTTAAGTGAAAAAATTAATGAAGGATATTTTCAAGAAAGCTCTTTAAAAAGCTATATACCAAAACCGTTTAGATTTAAAGATGATCCAAACATGGGAAATATACTTGCTGTTTCCGATGAAAAATTGAGAGGTAACTTTTATGACAGTTGGTCCAATTTTAGAATTAACAACTTCTACGAGCTTGACAAAGACAAAGGAACTATTTTTAATTTAGGTTATTATTTAGATCAGGTATTTGCTATTCAAGAAACCAAAACAGCAAAACTATTGATTGATCCTAGAACTATGATTCCAACTAGCAACGGAGAAATTTCTGTTGCACAAGGTTCAGGAACTCCAGTACAAGATCACGACTACCTTTCTGACTTTGGAACTTCTATTCGTAGAGCTGTCGCACCAATATTAAGTTCTCAGGCTGACATTGTAGGATTTAGTTTTTATGATGAAAAAAGAAATGAGTTTGTTAGAGTAACAAAAGGTTTGTTATTGGAAAATGAACTCCACCATGAAATCTATGATTTGTTTAAAGAAAATCCAGTTATTGACTCAGAAGGATATTATGATGATGAATTCAAAGAAACAGTTATTCGTTTAAGAACTAAAAACGGTTCTTTTTATACATTGAGTTACAACGAACTTTTAAAATGTTTCAATGGATTTTTTGAATACAATAATGATTTGTATATCACATGGAATCATCAAGTGTTTGCTCCTATCAAAGAAATAGTACTTGGAGATCCTAGTAGTTCAAAATTACACCAATTGAACAGAGGTATTTATTTGAATTTATTTGAACAAGACAAAAAAATTGTGGTTGGAATAATGATTAACAAAGAGTTTACTTCTGTCAAGATTTTAAAACATTGGGCCGGAGTTATCAACGTAGATTATCCGTTCCATAAAATGTATATTAAAACTTCTTTAGGTCAGGAAAGAACTATATTTGGAAGTCATTACAAGTACAATATAAAAGAAGGTTTACATACTGTTCCGACTAAAAACCGGACAGATTGGGATGATTTAAGAGGTTCATGGTTCTATTTAGAAGTTGAATTCTTATCCGAAAAAAATAATAAGATTGATATCTTATCATTTATTAACTTTGTCAGAAACAGTTATTTGTAGAATTATGTATAATATATTCAATGATTACCAAAAAGAGCAGCTTCAAAAAAGCAATGAAGAATTGAAAAAAATTGATGAACAATTGAATACTGCTACTCCTGAAAAGTCTGAGGGAGCAATTGATTTTATAACTAAAAAGAAAAAAGAAGATACTTTTGGTCTTGATGCTTTGATGGATATTATTCCTAGTGATTATACTTCTGATGGTAAAAAAGTAACTGCAATAGTTGAAACATCAACCGAAGAAGCACCAAAAGAAAAAGAAAAACCTTCAAACTTTTTAGGCACACAAGGTCAAAACGAAGGAGGTTCCATTATGGGACTTGTTCAAAACGTAGCTACTACTGCCACTACAAAAACAACTTCTGCAGCACAAGGAGCTTCAAACATATTAAACACTACCATGTCTGGAGCACAGGCAGGTATGGCCGTTGGTGGCCCTTGGGGAGCAACTATTGGTGCCGGTGCAGGATTAATCTATTCAGGTATAGATACTGCAATGGATATGCAGGATGCTCGCCGTGATGAACGAAATAATTATAAACAAGAACGTGAGTTATTAAAAACAAAACGCGAACAAGATTATAAAATGCAAGAAGGAGAAATGGCTCTTTCGAATTTAAAAAAATTAAGAGAAGCACAGTCTAACTTTTCAATCTAATTATCATGCCAGATCCTAAAAAAACAACAGAAGCCAGTTCTGAAAATTCATATCCAGTTAATGGCACTAATGACCAAAAATATTGGTATGTATATAATAAAGCGAAAGAACTTGGAGACAAGTTTCCTGAAATAACTGCTACTCAGTTTGCTTTGGAAAGCGGTTATGGCAGTTCAAATATTGCAAAAACATACAACAATCCATTTGGCCAAACAGACAAAGGAGATACTCTTGAAAAAAGAGTTTGGAAAAAATTTGACACCATTGATCAAGCAATTGAAAATAGAGTTAAAAAATGGTCGGCAAAATATCAAAACGCCAAAGACCCTATTACTGCTATGGCAATGATTCAACCTTCGTATGCTCCAACAGTAGACAAAAACAAAGGTTATATGTCTAGTGTTGCTCAAATATTAAAAAAGTATAAATTTTTTAATGGAGATACTAATATCCCAAACGCTGATGAAAACCCTGATTTTTATGGAGAAGGTCGTGGTTTAAATGAATTTAAAAATTACGGATACACACAAGAAGTTGTTGATAAAAATTATAAACAATACAATGAACGTCTTGCCAAAATTCAAGAACGTAGAAAATCAGGTAAAGAACCGGAAGGACTTTTAGATCAAGAAGCTGTAAATCTTCAAATAGAATATCAAAAAAAAGGATTTCTCCCTTATTTTAATGCTGAAATAGACAAAGAAAATAAGGCAAAATCTCCTGAACTTGAAAAGAAAAAACAAACTCTTTTAGATTTAGAAAAAGTTTTAAAAAGTAGTGAAGTTGACTATGCTGTCGCAAAAACTGCAAATGGTAAAGAAGTTCAAAAGTTTAAAAAAAGTACGTTGTCCGGCTCTCCTGATTCATTAGATGTCAACATGGCTCTTGACATGGATGATGATGAAAGAAAAGAAATTAATAAAAAATATCCTGGATTACTTGCATCAAATGGAAGAAACAAATATGTTCGCCTTAGTAGATTAAATGACCTATACAATAAAACGTATAAAGAAGTTACCGGACAAGATTTTCAACTTTTTGACAAAGACAAAGAAGGTAATTTAGTTCGAAACAAAAACACAGCAATTACCTTAAATACGTGGAGTGCCAATAATGCGGCAAATACTATTGAAAAGTTATTTAACGCAACTGATGGCAAAGAAACCTATTATGGAACTTTTA